AAAGTGGTCGCTGATGCCGGTCAGCAGCTCTTTGGCCTGTTCAAAGTCGCCGATGATGGTTTCCCAGGTCTGGGTCCAGCCGCTTTGTGCCGCTTCCTTCAGCGTGTCCAAAAGCTGGCTGAAGGTTTTTACCTTGGTGGCGGCGTCAGTCGCGTCCTTGGCCAAACGGACAATTTCCTCGGCATCCTCTTTGGTATAACCTTGGCCTATCAGATCCAATTTGCGGTTCTCCATGGCTTTCGCGATACCTTCAGCCATGTTTTCAGCAGTGTAGCCCATGTCCTTGGCCATTTGCTCAAAGTCCCAGGAAAACTGCTCCAGCGTCGCGGTTAAAATATCGGCGGAAAGCCACCCGGAGGAAAGGCTGTCGCGGAAGCTGACCTGCCCCGCTTTCAGCTTGGCAAACATGCTCTGCGCTTCCTCACCGGCAATGCCTTCCGCCTCTGCCGTCCGCATCAGCGCTTTCTGAAACAGCTCGCCGCCCATTCCTGCGTTCACAACGGAGTTCCAGTCCATCAGCTTCACCGTACCGGTGGAAATCGCCTGCGAAAGCTGGTACATGCCCCGGCTGGCCTGCTCGCTGGTGGAGCCGGATACGGCTGCCAGGTTGGCGATACCCTGAATGGAGTCTACGGCAGTTTCCAGCTCAACGCCTGCCGCCGTAAACGTGCCGATGTTCTTGGTCATCTCCGTAAAATTATAAATCGTTTTATCGGCGTAATAATTCAGCTCGTCCAGCTTGTCGTTCACCAGCTCCAGACGGGCCCCGTCGTCCAGCCCCTTCTTGGTCAGCTCGTCCCGGGTGTTGGATAGAATCGTCTGGATGGCGTTAATCTGGGTTTCGTACTCGCTGAAGCCCGTAGCGACGGGCTTGATCGTCAGTTCGTCCACAAACCCCTTTACCTTCGCCCCGGCATTCAGCACTGCGTCGGTAATCCGCCGGAACACCTGGTCGCAGACGGTGCCGATGAAGGAAAACTTTTTGCTTACAGCTTCCGCAGCTTCCGTCAGGGCGCTCAGGTTTACACTCTTGGCCGCCTTGTCCAATTCCGAAAAGCTCTTTGCCGATTGCTCCAGATCAAGGCTCTTTTTCAGCTTGTCCAGCGAATCTACGCTGGTCTGCACATGCTTTTCAAATTCCCGGTTGTCGAATTGCATCTCTACAATTCTTCTGTCAATGCTGCTCATCGGCTCGTTACCTCCTTCCATGCATCGTTTGCAATCGTGTCAAAAATCGGCCGGATGGCCGGATTGATGTAATCGATTCCCTTTACGTATCCGCCGGTGCCTGTTCCGTGTCCGTATTGCAGAATCAGGGCAATGTTTACGCCGTTATGCACATGGTCGTTGCACCAGTAGATGGAATAGCCGTTTCGGCTTCTCGCAATTTCATACCGCCAGGCTCCGGCGGTCGTGCCCGTCTGATTGGGGGTGGCGGCGGCAAGGGCGTTCACTCCGGCTTCCCCGTATTTCTCCAGGATGTCCAGATAGGTTTGCGCCTTCGCATTCTTCAAAAAACGTTCCGTATGCTTAAAGCTCCCGCTGTGCTTGAAGCGGATCATGCACCCTGCCGCCTCCTCTCTTAGCCGGTCGTGTGCAGCGCGCTTCTCCGCTTGGCGTTCAGCAGCCGGTTGCGCTCTGCCAAGTCCCGCTTGCTGCTCTTTTTGGGCGGGGTGTTCTTGATGTTGCAAACCCGCACCAGCGTAATCAGCCGGTTCAGGTGCCAGCGCTGGCATTCAAAGGGAATGTTCAGCGCTACCATCCAGTAGTAAATAATTTCGGCGGTAATAATATCCCGGTTAAATTTCCGGTTTTCCCGCTCGTTAAAGGTCGTTGCCGTCATGGGGTTCTCTATATAGGCGTTAATCGCTCTGAAGTTTTCGTCTGTCAAAAACTGGTAAACGGCAGGGTTCACATTCTGGGTCACCGTCATGCAGCGGACGTAATCTCGGCACTCCTCCACGGTTTTTTCATCCTTGCCCAAAAAGGGCTTCTGCCATTTTGATTCCCACTTGGAAAGCGAGAGGAGCGAATGCTCAAGCTGCAATGTCGTCTCTTTTGTCGAGCGGAATTCGCCGGTTTTTTCATCAAAAAACTCCGTCGCGGGAATGGTCACCTGCAGCATTCGCTCCCCTCCTTTCTGTATTTACAGCTTCGCGGCCGCCTCAATAGCGCCTGCGTCCATATGGGCGGACGGAATAACCGCCGCAATAAATTCCGCAAAGCGCTTGGGGTCCTGCAATAGCTCCATAAACAATTCGGAATAGGCTTCGGTCTGGGTAAAGGCCAGCGCCAGCTCCGGGCTCTTGATGAATTTTTTGCCGTCCAGCGATTTTTCACCGTAGGATGCCATGATGATTTTCTTGAACATTTCCATGATGCGCGCGGTATCCTGGGTGTTCACCATCTGCTCAATCAGCTTGGTCATGCCGCCGGTATAGCCGAATTCCAGCTCCATCACTTCGGCCCGGGAAAGGTTGAAGTAAAAATCCTCGGTTCTTTCGTTGTTGTCGTAGTCCGTATAGGTAATGGTCTTTTTCAGCATTTTTTTCTCCTTTCATTCGTCAGAAAAAAGGAGCGTCCCCGCCAACGCTCCCCAAAAATATTCATCCCGCCGCTCGATGCGGCCCTTCGCATGGGTTGCGGAATACCGTTTGGCTGCTTATGCAGCAATCTTCATCAGCTCCGCCACTTCATCGGGAAGCGGCAGCTTGGCGTCGGCAGTCTCGGAGCCGTACAGCACAGCCTCCAGCGCGGCCATTTTATCCGCGGTGTGGTCCAGGCTGCTGATGGTCAGGCAGGCGGTAGGCTTAAAGCCGGTTACAGGCACGGGGGTCGCTTCCATGTCCCAGCTCATGGTAACCGCGTCCGGGCTGTCGTTGATGCTGTCGTGGCTCTGCTCGCTGGGGGACGCGGTCAGGCCGTAAGCCAGGTGCAGCTTGTATCCGGCTTCCTGGCCCTTGGCGGCGCTGCCGATTTCCGTGCGGTAGCACAGGCCGAAGGTCTCCCGCTTCTGCTGCCCGGCATAAACGCCGGGAACAATCGCCTTAGCGCCGTCGCACTCGGCAAACAGATCGGGGTAAGTGTACGCCTCCACACTGCAGCCGTAGGTCTCGGCGGCGCGCAGCGCGGCGTACTCCATGTTGTCGGCATAAAATTTGTTGTTGTCCGCACCGGAAGGCTGCTCGCTGACGTTGATCAGACCATTCCAGGCCTCCGCCCGGTTGTAGGCGCCGCTATCGTCCTGGCGATACACCACGCCCTTGGATACGCCAAGCTCGTACAGGCGGTCGTCCATCGCATCCCAGGAAATTTTGTTCTTACCAGCCATTTTCATGTTCCTCCTTCGAAATACGTCAAGGGGTTAGTAAATTGTGAATACGTCATGGTGAAGGTTGTCGTTCACAAAATGCCGCTCGTGGCGGCACATCGGCAGCTGCGCTATTTTTCCGGCAATGGCGCTTTCCGGGTCCCGGTCAATCACCGTCAGGCTGTAGCGGTAATGCACGGCATAAGGGCTGTTGTTGGCATGCGTAGCTCCCATGTTTTCCAGCTCGTATAAAATGCATGGGTACCGCAGCTTCAGGTTTTCCGGCGGCTGAAAGTAAACATTGTCCGTCAAGGAGCGCAGTGTCTGGTCAAGGCTCAGCCGCCTGTCCATTGTATACTCCTCCGATCGTCAGGATCAGCCGCGGGCTTGATACCTCCACGTTCGTCACCTTCCAAAGCGTTCCCAGCCAGCGCACGTACCGTATGCTGAAAAAATGCTCCTGCGCATAGGGGTCTGATACGATGCTCAGTTTGTTGTTCAGCACAACGTTGTCGTTAATGCTTTGCCCCGGCTCAAGCTTCCGGATATTGGGAAGAACGTCCCCGTAGTGGTCGCGCTCCGTGAATGTTTCTTCCCAAATACCCGGCCTTGTTTCCGTTGTTTCGGCAAAGCCTACCTGTCCGTAAAACTTTGCCATTTTGACTCCTGTCAGCCGGAAACGGTAACGTCCTCTTCCAGCGCGATGGCGGAATAGGGACGGGTCAGCGCGCCGGAGCAGCGGGTCTCCAGCAGGCTGACTTCCTGGTTGAAGTTCAGGTCAAAGTCGGTGAAGTGGGTAATCTCGCCGCCCTTGGTAGCGCCAAGGTTGTAGTCGGCAAAGTTCACCATCAGGCCCAGCAGCTTCATGGTGTGCTGCACATCCTGCGTGCCGCTGCCGCTGGAAGCCGGTTCCTTCTTGGTCACCGTCCGGGTCTGGCCCTCAAACTGTTCAGCGGTAATAATCTCGTTCACGTTCAGCGCAGCCTTCAGCTCGTTCACGTTGTCGTAAATGCGGCGGCCGTTCAGGTCGCGGGCCAGCAGCATCACGTTCACCAGATGAGGCGTGCAGATGAAGTCGGGGTTGCCGGAACCCTTGTACTTTTCCCGGGCGTACAGCAGGCTCTGGATCACAGCCTCGGCGTAAACGTAGTTCTCGCCGAAGTTGGCGGCAGCGTTGGTGCCGTTCATTTCGGTGCGCATGGCGTCCACGTCCACCTCGGTGTGAATGCAGTACACATCACTGTCCTTCCAGATGGGGCGGATCTTGGTAGCGTCAATCGCGCCGTCGCCGCTGCGGCCGTCGCCGATCGCAATCTGGCGCGCCAGCTCCTCGTTCAGGTTCATCCGGTCCATGTTGTACATGTACTGAACCACGTCAAAGTCGGTAATATCCACAATGTCGTCGCGGTCGATCCGGGAGCGGATGTATACGGTCACGGGGTCGGTAGTACGGCTCAGCATCTCGATGGTGCCGGCATCCGTCTTCTGGGCGCCCTTGGTGTAGCCCTTCGCCCGGCGGGTGGTAATGTCCCGCACATCCGCCTGACGGGTACGGATACGGCTGATGGGGCTCTTGTGCACCCGCGCCAGCACTTTGCCAATCCAGCCCTGGTCGCTGGTCAGCATTTCGGGCGCGCCGGGCTTTACGTCCTTGTACTCGGGAAACAGCTGGGAAATGTTGGTGATGTTGCTCGCCGCCGCGTGGGTCAGCTCGCTCTTGTTTTCGTCGATGTAGGCCTCCATGGCCGCCTTCATGGAACCGCCGCCGTAGCTCTTTGCCATATCCAGAATGGCAACGCCGTCAGCATGGGTCAGAAAAGAATCCTGGTTTTCGGTGCCCTTGTCAAACACATTGTGCTTCATTTCGGTTTCCTCCTCGTTATCCTCGTTATCGTTGTTTTCGTCGCTCTCGTCGTCAGCCTGCTCGTCATGCGCCTTAATGGCTTCCTCCAGCATCGCCATTACCACAACCTGCTGCTTGTCCGTCAGCGTGTTGAAGATGTCGCGGGCGGTTTCCCCGGCTGCGTCTTTCTTCGGTTCCGCTTTTTCTTCCGGCTCGTTCTCGCCTTCTTCGTCCGCATGGCATACTTCAATCAGCTCGCCGGTAAAGAGAACGCCCTGTTCGCGATCCTCAACCACCGTTCCGTCCTCGTTGTGGGCGATAACGGAGTCGATAAACGCGCCGGGGTTCGCTCCCGCCAGCACCAGGCTCACCTCGCGGATGATGCCGTGCAGCACATTGCCGCCCTTTTCCACAAGCCGGTTCGCGTGGATCGAAAGCTGGTTGATGTCGCCATGCTCCACCAGCTCCTTAGCGGTCTGTCCGCTTTCGCTGTTGTTAAAGTAGCATTCGGCGCGCACGCCTTGCTCCTCGTTATGCAGGATGGCTTTTCCCAGCACGTTGTTCGGGTCGTTGTGACAATGGTTCCACACCAGCGGTACCTGCTTGCCGTCGCAGTCCTTAAAGGCGTCCCTCATAATCACGCGGCCGTCTGAGCAGCGCATGTTGGCTCGCGTTGCCCAACCGGTGAAATCAGGTTTCATCCCCATTTTGATCTGTCTCCTTTTCTGCTTGATGACTGCTGTCTTCCGCAGTCGTTTCGTTCGTGTCCTCTGCCGATGCGCTCAGGTTTTTGTTGCGCAGAACATCGGCATTCGGGTCGCTGCTGGGCTGCATACCGATGACCTGCCGAATCTCGTTGGAGGTCATAATCTCATTCCGTGTAAATTTGTCGGCAATTTCGGCAATGTCGTTCACCGGCACCAGCTTGAACGGATCACGGAAGAAGGTCACGGTCTGCCGCTGAGTCCGGGCGGTTTTGCTCAGAAACTTGCGTTTCATTTCATCGGTAATGGCTGATAGAATCGGCTCGATTGTTCGGTTGTAATAATTCAGCATCGTTTTATCGTCTGCCGATCCGTCCAGAATGGTCTGGGTCAGCCCCAGCTGACTGTAGAGCATGTTGGTCAGGTACTCAATCTGTGCCATCAGGTTGTTTTCCACGGGCCGGTTCAGCTGCGTAATCCGTTCCGTGCCGTCCGTGTAGGCAATGCCGTATTTCCCTTCGGCCAGCTGTGTTTCAATGTCCCGCCGCCGTGCTTCTGCCTGCTGCCGCCGCGCTTCGGTTTTGATGATGTAGGGAAGCTGAATAATCAAATCCAGCTTGCCACTGCTCGTCTTTTCATCCACCACGTCCAGCAGGCTGAGCTTTCGAATCAGCCGCTGCATCGTGGAGTTCGGCTCGTTAATCACCGCATAAAGCGGATTTTCGATAATCGCGACATTGGCTTTCGGCAGAAGAAGCTCTTCCTGTCTTCCGGATGCGTCGTTATACAGCTGCACCCGCACGTGTGCCGGATACCAGTCCAGAATCTTGCCGGTCCGCATCGTCAGAATTTTGATGCTCCCGCCCTCCGACGGGTCAGTATCCGTATCAATGTCAACCGGAACAACAGCTACGCAGCCTTCATCCAGCATGCTCAGTATCACGTCCTGAAGAAATGCCCGCCCGGTCTGGTCAAGGTTCGCCTCAAGCGTCAGGCAGTTGTTCAGCCCGGAACGCATCGCTTCCAGAAAGCGCCCGTTTTGATCCAGCCGCACATGCCGCACATTCATGGCGGCGGCATCCATGGCAATTCGGTTGTAAACGGAGGACACGATGGATCGTTCATTCCCTCTTGTAAAACGCATCCGGTCCGGACGGCATCCGCTGTACCCCGGGCCGACCGTGGCGTAAACGGTAGGATCCTTGTTTCTGAAAATATTCCAGACATGTTTGATTTTGTCCAAAAACGGCATGTCGGTTTCCCCCTATGTTCTGAAATCGGAAAAATATACAAAAAAAAAAGCCGAGCCTGTTAAGACTCGGTCGGTTTGGGAAAAGAACCGTCAGATCGGTTCAAGCTGGTCTTCCGTGCATGTAAAAATAGGGTATCTCAGGTTCCAGGCGTCCGGATCGTCGGAAGGCCCTTCCTGATCGCTTTCCACCAGGTAAACCTTCGTTCCGTCTGAGGTTGTTTGTACGTCTACAATATCCCCGATCACGTTTTTTCCCTTAATTCGAACGCGATCGTATTCCGCAAACATTTTTATTCCTCCTCCTCTATGCGCCTGTCCCTGTAAGCCGTTATCAGCCTCGGTTCGGTTTCACCATTATCTATCTGCCACGCCGTGGTAAACATTCGCTTCTTCGTAACGCCCAAACTCATCGAAATGCTGAACTGCTCGTCCCCTCTTGGGCCTTTCCGCGCATCGCGCTTCTTTGCCGGGTCAAACTCGTTTTCGATGTCTTTGAATAACCTGCTCGAATCGTTCTCCGTGTACCCCACATCGAAGAATTCTTTCGAATGCTTTTTCTCCGGGTTCAGGCAGTAACGGGCCAGCTTAGCCGCTACGACTGCAAACCCCTTTTGGCTGTGGTAGACCTCCGGCTGCTTTATTATAGCATCTTTTTCAGGCGGTTTGTGCCCAAGTTCTTCTGCCGTGCGGCGAACGCCCCATTTTTGTCCTTTCACTCCATGGTGCCAGATCGATCCGCGATAAGCGCTTGCATATAAACTCAATCAAACGCCTCCCTGTTAATCTTGTAAGCGATGTAGGCGTCCATCATGGCCGCAACCGCGTCAATCTTCTGCTCGTAGCGTTTTTTCACCAGCTTGCGGTTTCCGTTGGTATCCTCAATGGCAATGCAGTTGCCCATGGCGTAGCTCATAAGCCCCTCGTCAAACACAAGCATCCGCTCTTCCGACAGCTTTTTCAATTCCCCAAGCGGAACCGATTCCGTCTTCGCGCCCTGTATCACTTTTTCAATGCCGAACGGCCCGTTTTCCGATTCCCATCGTGCAATGAATTCTTTCGCGTTGTACGGGTCATAGCCTAAGCACCGCACGTCATACTCCATTTCGGAAATATGCTGGTCCAGATCCTCGTATACCGCCATTGTGTCAAGGATGGTGCCGTCCATAATCACCAGGCTTCCCTCGCGCATGAACTCTTCGTATTTGTTGTGCATGGCCGCGGGAAGCCGGTCCAGCGTCAATTGCGAAATATAGTTTCGCGTCTTCACACCGAAGCTTCCGTCTCCCATGGGAAACAGAAAGGTGAACGCGCAGAAATCGTTTCCCTGCGATAGATCCGCTCCCAGCGCACAGGGCATCTGCCAATAGCTGTGCTTCGGGTGCTTCTGTATTTCCTCATAGGTGAAGTAATACGAAAGCCCCTCTCTGGGAATGCCGAATCGTTTCGCCAGAATCTCGTTTTTATCCGCAGGCGATTTTTCAATTTTGTCTGCGTCTCGCTGATACGTGTCATAGGAAACGGTCTTTCCGAGATTCGGGTTCGCCTTCAGCCACATTTCGGGCTTCTTCACCTCGTCGATGGAATCAAGCCTGTAATACCAGATGCTTACCCATGGCTGAATCAGCTCGCCGCGCAATATCTTCATCAGCTCCATTTTCATGGTGTCGCCGATGGCATTTCGGATTGTCCCTTCGGAGCTGATTGCCACAATCAGGTAATCGTCAATTTTGGATGATCCCTGCTCTATGGCGTTTACCACGTTATCCCGTACATCGCAGGATAGCCATTCGTCAATGGTGGCCAGCTTGGTTCGAAGGGACTGCAGCTTATCAATGCTCATGGGCACGGTTTCAATGTAGCTGTCGGTACAGAAGTTTTGTATGCCCTTTTTGGTACTGGCCAGCTTTACGCGGTTGGCCTTGCTGCCGGTGGTGTTCTGCAGGCTTCCTTCTGTCAGAAACTTGAACAGCGGCCCCCGCGCCCGCGCGATAGCCGTCCGAATGGGGGAGAGGGTTTCCTCCGCCTGCCGCATCGTATAGGCAGTTGCAATCTGGTGCGTCGTGCTGGTGTCCATTGTCAGAAAGTAGCTTTGCAGAAAACTGGCGTACATCGTTTTCGCCGCGCCTCTGGCTACAATCAAAAACTGCTTGTTCGTCAGCCGATTCTTCACATTCCGGCGGACGTAGCGGATCGTGCCATTCTTCCGCGGTTTTGGGATTACGCGTTCTTCGTAATAATACCAGCCGAAAATCTGCTCTGCCCAAAGCTTGAAACTGTCCAGCAGCTTTACATCCGAACCGTCCGTCAGCGTCAGCTCATTTTCACAATAAGCAATAAAGCCGTTAATCGCTTTGTTGTCGTACCATATGCCGGGGTTCTCAATCAGTGCGTCAATTCGGTGCATCTCCATCTCGATTTCCGCATTGATGGGAATTTCTCCCCGCATCACAGCCGCTCGAAACCGGCCGTAGTATTCGGGCACAGCAGTGTTGGACAGCATTACGATTCCCCGTCTTTCTTATCTTCCGCGTCTTTTCTGGCCGATGCAATCACCTTTGCGTTTGAGTACCATTTGGACATTTTTTGAACCGTATCCAGATCCATCTTGTCTACGTCAACATCTTTCCAGTCCCGAGGGTCAAATTTGGGGGAGTCCTTTTTTTGGCTTTCTTTGATTTTGTCAATCACCATGTCCACGCCAAGCCCCAATGCTCGACGCCCCAGGTTCTCGGCGGCTTCCGAAAGCAGCTTTTTTACCGTTCCCGTGCCGCGCTGCTTCTGGCGGGCCACAAGGTTTTCGTATTGCTCCTCCATATTCATCCGGGTAATCCGCTTTTGCAGCTCTTCATCGCTCATCGCAGAAGTCTGCCTCTTGGATTTGCCTGGCGTTTTGGTTTTTTCCTTTTTGGCTTGCGCTTTTTCGGCGTTCGCTTTTCGATCCCGTTTCCCCTTGGGCGCGTGGCCCAGTTCTTCCGGCGTCCGGCGGACTCCCCACTTCATGCCAAGAATCCCATGGTGCTCCAGGCTCGCTTCCATATCTGTTCCTCCCTTCTTGTTCATAGAATAAAAAAAGACCTCGCATCTTTCAGCGAGGTCAACGTATTATCTGCGTTTCAGTAAATCAATGAAGATGAAAAATATGCCAAACCAGAACAGGTATCGTTTGTCCGGAAGCACTCCTCCAAGAATCGCCAAAATTCCTCCGACAAACAGCCCCCTTCTGGACAGCAGGGTCTTAAGCGCCTGTTCCCAAAACTCTGTTCGGTCTTGCTTCTTCTTGTACTCCTGCTCAAGGGATTTCATCTTTTCCAGCATTTCATGACGGCTAAGCTCCACGTCCTTATGGGCTTGGCTTTTAATCTGCTGAATCCGAACGCCCCGGTTGGCAAGGAGCAGTCGCCTGGCGCCGCACACCGGGCATTCGGCAACGGTCTGATCCTGCGGGTCAATGCGCATGGCATGACCGCAGCCTTGGCATACCAATGAATCCGAAGAATCCTTCCCCTCTGCGCAAGACACTTTCGCTCCGCACTCGGAACAGAACTTTGCTTTCGGGCCTAGCTGTGATCCGCAATTTTCACAAAAGCGCTCTTCCATTGCCTGCTCATACTCCTAACTCCGAACCGAAAACGGATGTTTCCCGGCTTCCTTCGCATCATGACATTGTATACGAACGCCGGAAAGAAATGTTCCATTCAAAAAAACGGCATTCCTTCCACGGGCATACATGTCAGTATACTATACGGAACAGAGCTAGGTTGTTAAATTTCCATTACAAATTATCATGGTATTCCGCTTTTATCTGCCGCTTCATTCAATCGCCATTCCAATTCGTTTGCCGTTCTTGTCATGCTGTCGATAACAGCCGACGATGCAGGCGGGTCGAACACCAGACGCACCTTAATGTACACGTAGGTCTGAACCGCGTCCAGGTTCGACGTACCCTCCCCAAGAAAGTCCTTCCACGTAGCCGACTTGTCCCGGATGGAAAAACCTTCTTTCGGTCCGACGCCAAGCTGACACAGCACGGAAAGATAGGTGTTGATGTGCATCTGAATGTCTTGGTCAAAGTTCTCATCGCTTTCGGCAATGCCAATCGATTTCTTGATGGATGTGAGAATGCTGCTCATCCCTGGCCCTCCCTGCGCCTGTACTCTGCAAGCGCTTTCGCGAATTCCTCCGTGTCGGCATAGCCGCAGGAATGAAATTCGGGACAGAAGCCCCGGTAAATGCACTCGGGCACCATCACGGAACCAAGCACGGGGTCGGCCTCCGTCACCTTTGCTTTCACTTCCTGCCACGCGGCGCGGGTCTCGGGCGACGCCTGCCGGCACAATCGCCTGCGGCTGATAAAGATAAGCGCCTGCGCATTTGCTTCGCACTCGTGCAGCACCGGCGTGTCCTGCGGACTCTTGTCCCGGTCAACGCCGGTTCTGTCCGCTCTCTGTGTGGAAACCCAATGCTCGATGCCGTTCTTGTGCCGCACAAAATGGACGGACACCCAGCTCTTCAGCCTGACCCACTGCCACGAAACCCTGATCCTTCGAATCGGGCTGTGCTCTGCCAGAAGAATGGTTTTCTTCCAGGCGTCCGTCGGGTAAGTTCCGCCGCCGTCCTTGCTGACGGTTGTCCTGGCGGCGCGCTTCACCTTGGGCCAGGAATCAATGTATTCAAACCAGCCGATCATTTTTCTCCTCCGTTCAGCTCCATAAATTTGTATCTCCGGGTTTTCGCTCAATCGGCTCCGTCACCAGAAGCGATGCGTCCCCGTAATGGATCGCGTTATGCGTGTTATGCGAAACACAGATCAGAAACTCCGGGTCAACCATACTCGCACGCGAACGAACGATATCCGTTTGTGTTATCGGGTTCATGTGGTGAATATAAATTTTACCGTGAATCTCATACCCGTCCTTCGCAAGGTCGCGCCCAAGGTCGCGGGTAATCACATAGTCGCGCACCGTTTTCCATTCTCGCGAATGATAGAATTGCTGGTTCAAATATCGGTCGAATCCGAATGTCTCGCTTCCCACCTGCCCGTTCAGCCTCAGATACTCGAACCGTTCCATAAATGTCGGAAGCCGAATGAGATCAGAATATGTCCTAATACTCGGGCTCGTCATCGTCGTCATCCGCTTCGTCCTCCAGCTCGTTGCTTCCGCTGTAGCGCTTCATTGCCTTGATGGCGTTCAAATATAGTTCCTCACTCTTCGCCTGCGCTTCAATCGCTTCCGTTTTTGCCCGCAGCAGAATGTTTTCGTTCTCCAGACGTTCGCGTTCCAAGCGCTCCCGCATGGAGCCCAGCCGAAGAAAATGCACTACCTCCTGGGAGGTCGCTGTGCCATTCCGCAGTCTCTGCTCTGCAAGGTCTGTCGCCAATGCAATCAGCTGTCCTTCCCGCGCTTCGGGCGTCAACGCCGGTCGCCCGATAAGGCGTTTCTCAGCCGCTGGTTCGTTTTTCGCTCGTCTCATGCCACCTTAACCTCCCTTCTCTTTACTTTTCTGGGGTTTAGAAGAACTTGCGGGCCGCTTTCATTCAATCGCTGAAAGGAGAAAAATGAAGAAAAAACCCAAAAGCAATCCAAAGAAACGGTATCCGCAAGCCCCTCTAAACCCCAGAATCATCGCCGTAGACTATCAACTTCCAGCCAAAATTCCCCCCGGGGAAAATCCAAGGAGGCCGGCGATGCAGGGAGGGGGTGTGTTTTTCGCGACCCCCTCCTTATGGTATAGCGGAATATATAGCCCTCATTTACCCGTATGATATATTTTTTTGTAGATGTTCATGAAATCATACCGAATGATCTCATCAATAGCGCGCTCGATTTCGCGCTCATTCTCTTCCTCGGTGAATTCCTCGCTTGTACGGGCGATACGGTCCAGGTACGCGCAGGAATTGTACCCCTTTTCCGTGTCAAACAGGAACCACTTGCTGAATTGCGTGAACGGATTGTAGGGATTGTCGAAGGTTGTAAGGGCGCATTTGCCGTTTTGGTTCATTCCGTTCACTCCTTTCCGGCGATGTATCTGGACACGGTAGAGGCGGACACGCCCAGCGCCTCGGCGATCTGGCTGGTTGTGTAGCCGGAAGCGCGCATTGCGCGGATTCTGGCCTGCTTCCCGGCAGACAGCGTGTTTCTGGCGCGTGGCGTAGCGTAGGAGCGCACCTGATCCTGGTCGGCGAAGCGGAGAATCTTGGTCAGCAGGTTCTCGCTGATGGCCCCAGCCTGAATGGCTTGCCATGCGCGGGGCGAAATATCGATGGTGTGCCGCTGAGCATTGTAGCGGATGCGGTTCCGGCTCAGCGCCTGCTGCCCCTTCTTCTTTACTTCCTTGCCGGTCATGTCCGGGTTGGCCTTGCGCATGGCCTTTACCTCGCTGTTGGCGGCCAGCTGGGCCTGCCGTTCGCGGGGGGCGTTCATGAGGGCCTTTTTCAGCTGGCGTTCCAGGTCGCCGACCTCTTCGGAATAGGCCTGCTTCGCGCTGGCGCTGTACTGAATCTTCCCGGCACTGAGAATCTCCTTGCGGGCGGCGTTGGCCATGGCCTTCATGCGGTTGGCATAGTCCGCGTAGGCCTCCTCCTGCGGCGTGCCGGAAGACAGCCTGCGCGCGTCCCGGGTCTCTGCCATCTGAGTGCTGTCCTGGGTGCGGATCCGGGTCTTTCCTTTCTTGTCCGTGTAGGTTTCCTCTACGGTTTTGTATTCCAGCTCGCCGGTTTCGGGGTTGATCTTCGGCGTGCCCTTCCGTTTCATCACCTGCACGGGGGATTTGGCGCGGGATAGAAGCGTGCTGGCGCCGTTGTGCACCTTCCCGTCTTCGTCCACGCGCTCCTGGTAGCGCTTGCGCAGCGCCGCGATGCCGTTGTCGATCTCCGACTGCTTCCAATCCAGCTTGTGCTTCTCTGCGTCGATGACGACCATCGAATGCTTCACCGCTCGGGCCAGCTCCTCCTGGTTGGCGCCCTTCAGGGTCATGTCCGTAATCAGATTGGAGATCTTGCCCATCTCCATCTGCGTGTTCCTCATCACCTTGAACTCGTGCCCGTCCCGATAGTAGTGCTTGTCGCCCTTCTGGTCGGTCTCCACCCGGCTGTAGCCGTAGTCCATCTTGGGGTCGAAGCCCTCCAATTCCTTCAGCGGCGGCGTGGAAGTAATCCGAACCGTGCTTTTGGAGCTGTTGCAGGGGATGACCATCACCGTGTCGCCGTCGAAATCCGCGCCGGACAGCCGCTCGGCCACCTTGCTGTTGATGCCGATGGCGTCGGCCGGCGTGTTGCCAAGGATTCGCCGCCCGTCCGGCTGACGGTTGTTGACGGTCAGAATCGGAATTTCGAAGGTTCCGCCATGCGGGTAGCGGATCAGCGCCACCGTTTCCCCGTCCTGGTAGTTGGGCGCGTAGACCTCGTTGTCCTTCATGGTAGAGATGGGCAGGATGACCTGGTACTTCTGGCGCGGCAGCGCGGCTGCCTGCAGATGCTCGGCGGCGGAATCGCAGTCGTTGGCAAAGGTTTCCAGCAGCTGCTTCTTCACGGTGGGGTTGGTCAGCGCCAAAATATCATCGTATTCCGCCTGCTTGTCCGCAATGGACATGCTCAGCTGCTGCTGAATCAGCTTCATGCTCTGCTTGCCCAGAAACTGGCTGGGAAGCGCGTCCGCCCATTCGCCCCAGTCGCCCTCGGTTCGGGTCTTGTTGATCAGGCCCAGCTTGCGCTCACCGGTTTCGGGGTCGATGTAGTGGTACTGGCCGCCTTCCTCCCGAAGCAAAGCGCCGAAGGGATTGGCCGGGTCGTCCTTGACGGTCTTGAGCACCTTGTCGGCCTGCTCGTGGGTCTTGTTGGTGTTAAATATCACGTCCACGCCGTCGGGCATGTCGTCGGAGTAGAGGGCCATTCCCTTCAGGTACTTGTCGCCGTCCACCAGAATGCGCACCTGCGCATAGTGGCTTTCGCCCAGGTCCAAATCGGCTACGCCCCGGCGAATTTCAATGGTGCCGTCCTTTTCCACACCCGTGTGACTGTCGGAAGCCGCGTCGTCGCGGTAGCGAATCATCAGGCGGCTGGAATCCATCGAAGCCGGATATTCAAAACCCAGCTCGATTCTCTCCGTGCCGTCCTCGTCGATGCGCTGCTTGTAGTCGGTAATGGTGTGGACGTTCTCGAAGTCGTAAATATCCCTGTGCTCCGTGCCCGGCGGACAGATCACCTTGATGTTCGTCTGCTTGCCGGGGTTCGTCACCTGCGGCACGCCGCCGCCGTAGAGCAAATATCCATCCGCCTCCAGCATGGAAAGCGCCTGGTTCAGCTTCTCCCGGCTGATGCCCAGCTCCAGCTCCACGCCGACGCCCACGTCGATCATGCCCTTTTCGTCGATTTGCTGACGCAGAAAGTCCGCCGTTTCCTTGGCGGCGTTAGTGCGGGCCTCCGCCCGCTCGTTCAGCAGGGAACGAAGGGTGCTTTCATTGATGCCCAATTCCCGGGCCACCTGCGCCTGGTTTTTCCCATCGGCCAGCATGGCCCGCGCACTGGCAATCTGCGTGGCACGGCGCTCGTTGATGGCGTTGGAATAGGCGCTTCGGAGCTGCGTGGTGGATTCATATCCCACGGCTGTGGCAATTTCCTTTTCGCTCATGCCCTTGCCGCGCATCTCCTGCACACGGCTGATCAGGTCGCCCCGATGCTGGTTCGGGTCCTCGCCGCTTCCAAGCGGGTAGCGGCCGGAGCCGGGGCCGGGAGCGCCGTCCAGACGGCTTCTGCCGTAATGGGTCAGCTCGCCGTCCACCAGATAGGGGAGACGCCCTTCCAAAATATCCAGCATTTCCCGCGCAATCGGGTTCATCGGTCACCCCTCCTGTTCTTTTAACTTGGCAATGATCTTGTCAAAGGCGATAATCTTGTCCATAATCGGGAGAATCTCGTCTGCCTCCGGATTGTGGAAAATCGCCTCGTCATTCTGGTACAGGCGCAGCTCCATGCGAATATCATTGGGCTTCACCCGGTACTCCAGGCAGAACAGCGCGGCATAGACCAACAGCTGCTCCATGTGCGCGGGAATTTTTCCGCTTTTGAGGTCGTGAATCCGCAGCATATTTTTGCGGAAGGAGATCGCGTCTGCCGTACCGTAGCAGTTTTCGGAATAGTACAATACCTGCTCCGACTGCATCTTGTAGCCGATGGCGTCGTTCACAAACAGGTTCAGGGTCTTTTTCTGGTTGGGCAGCTTCTGCCCCAGCGTAATGCAGCGGGAAGCGAAGTCGTGAAGCTCCGTGCCCTTCTGCGCCGCCAGAAACCCCAGATAGCTTTCCGCCAGCTTGTCCGGGTCGTAGTTGATCCAGTGGTACTTGCTGGCAGATAGAAAGGCGTGGCTACCTTGCAGCTCGGAATGTCTGTTCCAGTTCATTCAGGATTTCCTCCTTGTTCTCCGGGAATATAAATCTCGAAAAGGACATGTCGTTCATACGGCGGACGTAGTACTCCTGATTCGGCTGACGGCGCGCGGCTTGGCTCTGCTTGCATTCCAGCGCCGCCCAGTGCTCACCCCAGAGAACCAGCAAATCGGGAATCCCCTGAATGTGTCCGGAGTCCAGCTTCGTGACGATGCATCCGCTGAAGCGTCTTTTCAGTTCCCGTATCAGTTCCGCCTGGAAGCTCCGTTCCAGCGTCTTTCCTTTCATGAAGCTCTCTCCTTTTTTGATAAAAAGTAAAAGAAAAAAGAGAAGGCGTTTTTCCTTCTCTCTTCATAAAAGGGCATGTATTTTTCGCGGAGCCTCAGCCGAGCATGGGGTCGTCCGGCGGGATAGAGTAGCGCGTGCAGGATTGCTTACACAGGGGATAGTTCTCCCGGCATTCCGTCAGGCAGGCGTCTCCGGGCGGCTCTGCGCCGATGTGGTTCAGGTACGCAGGCCGGTCCATTGTCTGCCCGCAGTCGGGACAGTACCAGTTCTCTTCGATGGGGTTCCACTTCAGCTCGCTCCCGCAAATATCACACAGCGCGGCGTCGCCGTCCTCGTCATAAGCGCCGTTCAGCCATTCGTCCATCATGTCCAATCGATGAAAGAAACCTGTGTTGTCAAAACCGTTCATGAAACCGCCTCCCTTCTCCGGCTTATTGTAGCACAAAGTGCCGGTTTCGGGGCGGTCAAAATATCATTCTTGCGCGCTTCCTCCTTTTTGGCTTTCGCCGTCTTTTTTTTGCGGTTTTTGGGCCTGTGGCCAAATGCCCGCTTTTTTCCCTATATTCTATATATTTATTAAAATTTACAAATTTTTATAAATATAGTAAAAAAAGTGGGCAAGTGGGCAGAAACGCCGTTTTTTCTTCAAAACAGCCTAAAAATGCCCCAAAAGTGCCTGTTTTGGCCCATTTTTGCCCATTTTCGGCTGTTTTTTCTGCCCACTTTTTCTTCCCAAAAGTGGGCTTTTGCCCACTTTTTTTGGCCACAAGCGCCTTTTTTTCCTGCCCGCAAATCACAAAACCCAAACAAAAGTGGGCAAAAGCCCGTTTTTCAAAACAAAAGTGGGCAGAAAATCACACGTCCTCACGCGGCCGTTCCCGGCTCCGGCCCGGGTCAAATCCGTCCGGATACCGCGCCCGCAGCTTGTCCAGGTTCATCCGAAGCACCCGTTCCAGCGGATAGCCCAGCGCGTCCGCCGATACCGCCAGGTACCACGCCGCGTCGCCCAGCTCCTTCGCTAAGTGCTCCCGGTCCAGCGCATGCCCCTGAAACAGGTGCTTTTTCAGAATATCAATGGCCTCGCCCGCCTCGCCGTTGAGGCCCATCAGTCCGTTCAGAAGCCGGAGCATGTCGTCTCCGGCCTTCATCCACGGCAGCGGGCCCTCCGTGCGCAGCGCTTCCTTCTGGTATTGGTTTGGGGTCACTTCTTCCTTCCCTCCTCGAATTTTGTGGGCCTATCCGTCCCTTCATTGGTGAATTCCTCCAGGCAGGTGTTGCATGGCTCTTCAAAGTCGTCTGTTTTCTTGTACGCACACTTGAAGCAGTACTTGCTGTAATCCACTTCCTTGGGCTTGATCGATCTCATGCCAGCACCGCCTCGCCTTTCTTCAGAGACTCCTTTACATCGATGGTCCGGCGATCGGGGTTTCCGCACGGCCCGTCCATCAGAATATCAATCTCCTTCAGCAGCTGCCTTCGCGTATCGTTCCATTCCAGAAGATCCTCAAAACGGTATCCGGTGTGGCAGCGCACCTTTAGACCGCGGCCATGGGCAAAACGGGCCAGCTCCAGTGCCGCGCCCGGCTGCAGAAACGGCTCGCCGCCCGTTAAGAGCACGGTCTGTAAATGGGGGACGGATGCCATTTCTTTCATCACCGCTGCCGTATCGGTTTTGATGCCGCCCAATACCATACCGCAGCCCGGCCTCAGGCAGTCCTTGCAGCGATGCAGGCAGCCCTGAAAAGAAACCATCAGGTCAAGCCCGCCTTCTCTGTTGGAAACCGTGTACCGCTCGTCATTCACTCGAAATATCATCTTTCTTTTCACCTTCTTTCAGCGCCAGCCAGTCGCACAGGTTCTTGCCCGTCAGCACCACCCAGTAGGCGATAATCACCGGCCACGCCGTTTTTTCCAGGCACAGCAAAGCCGTTGTCAGCGCCGCCAGCAGCATCAGAACCACTACGCACGCCTGCGATCCCTTACTCCACCTGTTCATATGCAAGCCTGTCCTCCGCTTCCTGCGCGGCTTCCTCCGCCGTGTCAAAGTTGCCCTCAAACCGGCCGTCAATCCGCAGAATATAATACCCGCGCCTGTCGCGCTGAATTTCAATCGTGCCTTCACGCATCGTGCTTCACCTGCTTCATCATCAAGTCTCTTTTATGAAGATGACGAAATATCCATTATTCTTCATCGTCTTCTTCGCCATCATCTTCATCATCTTCAAACACTTCATCGACGAGCAGATATACAACCTCCATTTGCTCGTCCGTAAACCCTTCGAACAAATTACTCAGCGTCGGCGCATCGTCGGAATGGGATAAAAGTTCTTGCTTCTCCTGATCTTCCAGCGCTTTTCTGAACGCGTCGCGATGCTCCTTCAAAACGTTCTTTTTGGAGGTGTTCAGTTCAGACGCAACGCGATTCAGCACATTGGCGACGTTGATCGCTTCCTCCAGCCTTTCCAGCTTTCTCTTGCCCCGCATCACCCGCAGTTCATATTTGGCGCTGCTTCGGTCAAGCATCCACATTATGCGAGACTTGGGGCGGAAGTATAGTGTGCGACGATACCTAACCGCAGCTTTGTGCTTCTTATCGTAACGCTTTTCATTTTTTTCCAGTTTCTTCTCCTCCTTGGCTTTGCGGTGGCCAAGCTGCTCCGGGGTTCTGCGAACGCCCCATTTCATCCCTTTGACTCCGTAATGTTTCAGCTGATGGTTATCCATTGTTGCTTCTTCTCCCTGATGCGTTTTTTGTTTTTTTTGTCCGTCATTTGGTCGTTAAGCCCCATGCTTCACCCGATCCCGTTCCTCGGCGCGCTTGGCGTCGTTCCACTTGTCCAGCGTCCCTACCAAATATCCGGTAATGCGCCGCACCCGCTCGAAGGGCACGGGGTCCCACAGATGGTAGTGCAGCACCGCCTCGTCCCCGTCAATCTCTACCTCCACGCCCTTCAGCTGCGCGCCGTATTTTTCGATTCCCCGGTTCTGGTAGGCCTCCAGCTCTTCCCTGCTGATTTCGCCGCCGTTTACCCGAATGAACATGCTCCCGTCTCCTTTCTGTTCTTCCCAAAAAAAGAAAAGCGAAAGCGCCCTTCGCAGGCGCTCCGCCTTTTGAAATATCCCCGTTCGGCGAAATTTTAATCCGTAAACAGATACCCTTGGATGTAATAGCGGTTTTGGGGCGTATCCTCAAATCCAATCGCTTTGAGCGCCTCTCCAAGCATCTCATCCTTCGTTATTTTTTGGGCTTGCGCGTCGTCGAGAATCTTTTGGCATTTGGCGTTGGCTCCCTTGTGCGATCCGTAGTCGCCGAATTTTTCATACACCAGGCGAGCAATTTCGCTGTATAGCTGGTTTTCTTCATAGGTCGACTCGCGGCCCTTGCGATCGTCTTTTTTGTCCTGATACATGGTCTCGATCGAAGCCTTACGCAGCAGCATCTGCTCGTATTCCGCCTTTTCCTTGGAACCCTTTTTCATAGCGGAGCGCTTTTGCATGGCGTCGTTTACCGTCTTTTCTGCCTGATTCTGTTCTTCTTTCGAATATCTCTTTTTTCCGGCGTCCGTCAAAGAACCGTCTGGATTCTGAAACCGCCGGACGCCCCATTTCTGACCCAAGATTCCATGGTGCTTCAGAAACCGGCCTTGAAATTCATTTCCCATTCTCGTCTGCTCCTTCCATCATTTGATTCTTCTCACCCGTTCAGTAACCACCCGTTCCCCCTCATGCCGCCCGCATTTGGGGCAAATATCCCCGATGATGCCGTTAAAGCCACATACCGGGTCGCGGTCTACCGGGTGGTTCACGCTGCCGTAGCCAATACCGCATTCCTTCATGTGCCGGATGACGGCTTCGAAGGCCTGCGGATTTTTGGCGGCGTCTCCGTCCATTTCCACATAGGAAATATGCCCCGCGTTGGTCAGGGCATGATAGGGCGCTTCAATTTCGATTTTCTTTGCCGCCGTGATGGGAAAATAAACCGGCACGTGAAAGCTGTTGGTGTAGTAGTCCCGGTCGGTTACGCCTTTGATCAGGCCGTATTTTTCCCGGTCCAGCTTCACAAACCGCCCGGACAGGCTTTCGGCGGGCGTAGCCAGACAGGTGAAGTTCAGGCCGTATGCCTTGCTGCTTTCATCGCAGAAGTCCCGAATATAGCCTACAATCTTCAAGCCCAGCCTCTGCGCTTCCTCGCTTTCGCCATGGTGCCTGCCGGTCAGCAGCTTCAGCGTCTCCGCCAGCCCGATAAAGCCGATGGACAGTGTGCCCTGCTTCAGCACCTCCTCCAGCGTGTCGTCCGGCCCCAGCTTTTCCGCTCCGCGCCATACGCCCTCGCCCATCAGAAAGGGAAAATTCCGCACCCTGCGGCTCGCCTGCACCTGATAGCGATCCAATAGCTGCCTGCGCACCCTGCTCAGAATGTGGTCAAGATTGATAAAGAAATATCTTTTATTGCCCCGCGCCTCGATGGCCATCCTTGGCAGGTTGATGCTGGTAAAGCTCAGGTTCCCCCGTCCGGGCGCGGTTTCCTCGCCGCATACGTTGCCCATCACCCGGGTGCGGCAGCCCATGTAGCCTACCTCTGTTTCCGGGTGCCCCGGCTTGTAATACTGCAGGTTGAAGGGCGCGTCAATAAAAGAAAAGTTCGGAAACAGCCGTTTGGCGCTGACGTGCATCGCCAGCTTGAACAGGTCGTAATTCGGGTCGCCCGGATTGTAGTTCACGCCCTCCTTCACCCGGAAAATCTGAATGGGGAAGATGGGCGTTTCACCGTTGCCCAGCCCCGCCTCCGTCGCCAGCAGCAGCTGCTCCATGGCCAGCCGTCCCTCCCAGCGGGTGTCCATACCGTAATTGATGCTGGAAAAAGGCACCTGCGCCCCGGCCCGGCTATGCATAGTGTTCAGGTTGTGAATCAGCCCCTCCATAGCCTGATAGGTGTCGCGGCAGGTTTTCACCATCGCGTAGCGGATGCGGAATTCCTGCGAATCGTCAATGTTCTCTTCCCCTTCCTCCGTGCCGAAGAGCGTGCAGTAAATATCATCCGCCTCCCGCAGGTAGCGCTCGTAGGTCAGCCGCACGCCGTCGCCCATGGCGTAGTCGAAGTCCACAATGCTCTGCCCGCCGTGCTGATCGTTCTGGTTGCTTTGAATGGCAATGGCCGCCAGCGCCGCGTAGCTGCCAATGCTTTTCGGCTCCCGCAGATGGCCGTGCCCGGTATCAAAGCCGCCATTGAACAGCCTGCGCAGCTCGATTTGGGTGCAGGTGGTGGTCCAGCCGTAAAAGTCCAGGTCGTGAATATGAATGTCCCCGTTCCGGTGCAGCCCGGCAATCTCCGGGTCCACCATCTTCTCCAGGTAATACTCCCTGGCGGCGTTGGAGCCGTACTGCAGCATGGCACCCATGGCGGTATCGCCGTTGATATTGGCGTTGTCCCGCTTCAGGTTGCAGTCCGTGGCTTTTGCCCCGGTAATCTCATCGAAAATATCCCATACTTTTCTGCCGAATTCGGCTTCGTTTTCCGCCATTACGGGTTCTCCTTCTTTTTCACCGCTTTTCCCGCCGACTGAATCATTTTCCCGAAGGCCTCCATCAGGCTGGAAATATAATTCAGCTTCTGCCGGAAGTAGAATTCAATAACGCCGCAGACGGTCAGCACCACCAGCACATAGCCAAGCGCCGCGGCCAGACAAATATCCATCCTCATTCCTGTTCCTCCTTTTGGTTTTTCGTTTTCATCGTTGTCAGCCGCCGAAACAGCTCCTCGGCCTCGTCTCCCTGAAAGGCGTTTACGATGGTCACCATCCCTCCTTCTTTTTTCCCGACGATGCACAGCCGGTTCTCCGGCCCGTGGGTCAGGTCAAAGCCCACCAGCAGCGTGTCATTGGGCATTGCTATTGCCCGGCCCGCCTTCTGATTGTCCATTGGGTCGTTCCTCCTTTTCCAAATGCAGGCAAAAGAAAAGGCAGACGCAATGCACGTCTGCCGTGGGGGTGTAGTCTGTCATGTTCAGTTCTGAAACAGGTCGCTGTGCGTACCGGTGCGGGTCAGGGTCAGCACCAGAATATCTTCCTCCAGCCGGTAGATCAGCAGCCAATCGGGAAGAATATGGCATTCCCGGTAGCCGATCCAATCCCCGGACAGGGCATGATCCCGGTTTTTCTCGGGAAGAGGAATGCCGTTGGCCAGCAGCGTGACGATTTCTGCCAATCGATTGGGGTCAAAGCCCCGTTTTCGGGCCAGCTTGTATTCACGTTTGAATTGGGCGGTAACGACAAGGGCGTATTTGGTATTTTCGTCATTGAGAATATCCAGAAAACTGCTCATTCGTCATCCTTCTCCAAGTCCGTGAATAGCTCTTTGACGCTGTGGTATCTTTTAGCATTCGGGTCTCTCGCAAGGCGCTCGGCCTCCAGCATGGCCGCCATCGTCTCCCGGTTGGGCTTTTCCAGCGAAATATCAAAGGGTATCGCGCCGTCCCGCAGAGACTGCCGCACAAAGATGTTGAAGGCAGTGGAAAGGCTCATGCCCAGCTCCGCAAACAGGCTGTCCGCCTGACGCTTCAGCTCGGAATCCATCCGAAAGGTGACGTTCACGGTTGTGTTGCTCATGATGCAACCCTCCTTCCAGTGCTATTATACCCCATTTGCACAAAAGATACAATGCATTTGCACGTCTTTTGTTTCTCGTCACAACGACCACGGCAATGCGCACGTTGCAGATCGGCCGATCAATAACCTTGGTTACGTTGCTGCTGAAGGTTCAGCCGTTGGAGAACCTCGCAAACAATATTGTCGCTGCGTCCATATATGGAAAGAGCATTATTGACCATATGCTTCGCCATGTCTTTGACAATCGCTTCTTCCCCGGCCTTTCGCGCGGCTTCCACCATCTCACGGGCTTTTTTCTCCAGAATTTCGTCAGAAACAGGCTCTTTCAGAATTGCCTGGATCTTTTCATACAGCCTTTTCAGGATTTCTTCCTTAATGAAACGTTCAATCTCCGGCTCTCTTCGGCCTCCCCAGGAATCTTCCCGAAGATTCAGGTTTTTCCAGACCTCCCGCGCTTTTCTTTGGAGTTCTTCTTCGGAAATGGTCGCGGCAAACAATTTTGCCATTTCCTGACCAAAGATTTTATTCATTTCGGCGTTGAGTTCCATCGTTTTTGCCTCCCTTTTCTGATTCGCGCTGCCAATGAAAAAGAGCCCTCGATTTTTTCGAGAGCTCTTTCAAGCAATCATACATACTCCATTTTTCATTTCAGCTTTTCAGGTATTTCTCGCATACGAGTTTCAGGATGGGTAAATCCTTTGTGACGGTTTTCCAAATGACGTTCCAGTCCACACTGACGTAATCATGCGCCAGTACGTTTCGCATTCCACGAATCGCGTTCCAGGCAATCATGCTCATTCCGCACTTGGCCTCGTCGCTCAGATGTCCGGCCAGCTCTCCGATCTGCATCAGACACATGGCAGTTGCATAACGGCAGGCCTTATTCTCTTCATAGCCTTCCCTTGTATTGCCACAAAGGTTCAGCATTTCCTCAGCTTCGCTGCAATACTGGATGATTTTGGTCAATACCGCCTGGTCACGCTGTTCATTGCTCATAAAGAACCACCTCGTCCTGCTGAATTCGGCTCAAAAACTCCCGGTCCTCGATACCTGTCGTGACCAGATCAATGGAACAGGAAACCACGTCCTCGATGTCAGCGTATAATCCGCCCAGTTCTAAAAGGCCCCAATCCTTTGGTACTTCTACCAGTAAATCTACATCACTTTGTTCTGTTGCGTCGCCTCGTGCTACGCTGCCGAATACGGACAGCTTCTTCAGTCCATACCGCTTAGCAATAGGAATCAGAAGAAATTTCAGTGCTTCAACCGTATACATACTCATCTGCCCTCCTTCGCGGCCTTCCGCCAGCACCAGTATATCAGAATTCCACGCTTTGGGCAACGTATTCCGCCGCCACGTACCCCCTGTCCGTCCGTACCCAGCCGTCCACGGTTCCCAGAATATCCACCTCCGCGCCGGGCTTCAGCCAGCCGACCCGCCTGCCGTCCGGCTCCTCCCGGATGGCCACCCGTCCGTTGGCGTCAATCGTTCCGGTCACCGGCTCTTCACTGGGCGGCGTGGTGCTCAGATACTCCAGATAGGCCCATAGAATATCCCCGTACTGCACCTTGGCCCAGTGCCCGTCAATCTCCAGCACCTCAATGCTTTCTCCGTAGGGCAGCAGCGCCTCTACAAACGCGGTGCGCCGTGGCTCCCACCGCAGGTTCAGCCCGCTTTCCGCCGTGCAGTAGTACGTCTCCGCCCTTGCGCCTGTCAGCCACAGGGCTGCAAGCAGCAGAATCCCGGCCAGCAGCACGGCCTGAAGCACCGCAGCCAGAATATCCCATCCGTCGGCGTGCTGCACCGCTTCGGTTCGGCCTAAGCCGCTGGGGTGATGGTACAGAATTCCGCTTTTTGTCTCTTCCAAATAAACCGTGTGCCGCTTCTTCATTTTCTTCATTTTTTCTTTTCTCCTTTTGCGCTTTGAGGCAGCCAAAAAGAAAAGAGCCCTTGTATTTCGGCTCTTTTCTGTCCGGTTACAGTCTGTATGGCAGTTTGTTCATCAGTTCCCGTATGGTTCGGGAGCAAACCAGCCAATGGTTGTACATTTCACAGGCTTCCTTCAGTGCGCCGCAGTCCGCGAAATCCGTGTACAGATGAATGAATAACTGCTGTCTGTTCCGGATGATTGCATCTACCCATTTCCGGTAACATTCCTCAGTCATTACTCCTCTGGCCGCTTCTCTCACGTCCTTTGCCGCGCTGTCCAAAAGCGCCGTGTAAATCTTCAGCTCATCGTCGATTGCCCTTTTTACGTTTTCCTTTTTCACATAACCAAACATATGGACCGCCTCCTCATAAAAGGGCCTGCATTCTTCGCGGACGGCTTCTACCACTTCACAAACCGGGATTCGTTGAAGGTCTTCTTGTCCTCCAGCGCCCGGCTGATGGCCAGATCGATGCCGCTGCGGCTCTTCAGGTGATAGTAATACAGGTCGTGATAGGGCGTGTTCAGCCGGTCGATGCGTCCGCTGGCCTGCGCCATCACCTTGTAGGAATAGTTTTGGGAGTAGAACAGCATCGTGTCCGTCAGGGTGCAGTTCCACCCCTCCGAGCCCGCGCCGTAGTTCACCAGATACACCCAGCGGTTCGCCTTTGGGATGGGCTCATGCCGGTGTCCGTTCCATTCCGCCACCGCCGTTCCCTCGGGCCATGCCAGCCCCTTGAGAATTTCCAGCTCGTAGTCAAAGCTGTAGAACAAAATCATCCTCGGGTGCTTTTCGGCAATTTCCAGCGCCATGGTCTGCCGGCTTACGTCCGTGTTTACCGCCTTGCGCAGGCAGTAGCACAGGCCGCCCGCGTTCTCAATCGGCTCCTGCTTCCACGGGTCCCAGCGGGAGCGCATCACGTCCCGGTACAGCGCTGCGTCGTAGCGCACGTACACGTCCTCATGGTGGGCCTTCGTCTGGCGCTTAAAGTCCATATCCACCAGCAGGGAATCCCGCAGCTTCCGAAGGTGCCGCTCCCCTAAATATCGCTCTATTTTGGGAAATTTGGAAAACTGGGAATAGACGATGTGCTCCCGCTTGAATTCCGTCCGGTTTTTGTAAAAGCCGTTGGCGATAAATACCGGAATATAATCGCTCCAGGTGTCCCCCGGCGTCGCCGACAGAAGGATCCAGCGGTTCCGCTTGGCAATTTTCAGGAAGCTCCTTACCCAGACTCCGCTGCCTACCACCCGCTGTTCGTCAAATATAAAAAAAGCGTTCTCCGCCTCCGTATATTTGTGTATGTTGTTCCAGCTGTCTACAATCACCTTGTTGCGGTACAGGTTCGTTTCCGGATTGGTGGAAAGAAGAAAGGGCGCCAGCTCCTTTTCCCATTCGAAGGTGTCCCGTTTCCGCGCCGTGGTGATGATGTACAGGTCGCGCGGCGGGTCGTCCATGGGAATATAATCGCCGCCGGTCACGCTGGCCGGGTCGCCCCCGTTTTCCAGGTAGTAGTAGCTGACCGCCGTCAGGCTCTTGCCGCTGCCTACGCCCCCGCAGAGGATGCAGCCGTTCTTCATACGACCAATGGCGTCCGTCTGGTAGTCAAAAAGCTGAATCCCCGCCATCAGGCATCGCCGCTTTTCATCTGCCGCCCGTCCTGCTTTTTCAAAAGCAGCTCCAGACAGCGCTTGGAAATATGCTCCCGCTGTACCTCAATCGTAGGAATATCCCCGTTCCGCGGAAAACGGATCCATATCGTCACATCGCTGATCGCGTCCCCTTCTCCCGCCAGGTCCTCGGCCCGGTCCATCAATTCCTGCCCGACGGCCTTCATCATTTCCGGCAATTCCTGCTGATAGCTCATACATTCGCTCCTTTTTGTGCTTTTTAAGATTCGTTTTTCAGCATATTCCGCTCGTTCAAAGGCCCTGCCCTCCCTGCGCCTCCATGGGCACGCCGCGCTCGTACCGGAGACGGAAGAAGTACAGCGCCACCGCGTTTCGGGCGTCCCGCTTCAGGTTGCGGCGCTTTTTCAGAATGTGGCTGTTGTAAAAGGTATAGCCGAACATGTTACCTCTCCTTTTCCAATTCCGCCCATACGTTTTTCAGGTCAAAGTTTTCCCGAATCCGTTTCATCATTTCCTCGCCGCTCAGTTCGGGAATCGGGTTGATCATCTCAAACCACTCGCTGCGGAAGAACCGCTCCGTCTCCTCCAGGGTATAGCGGTCATTCTTTTTTCGTGCTTGCCGGTAGTCCATTGCCGCCCGCAGTACAATCAGGGCGCACAGCTTGCGTGTTGCTCTCGCATCCATCGTTGCCTTTCCTTTCCTTTTCTCTGTTCCAAAACCCGGCAGCCCCTCCGCCTCTGCCGGTTGCCCTGGCCGGGGGCTCCCTCGTTCCCGGCCCGTCCGTATCCGGACGCGGGAAACGCTCTCATAGGGCCTTTTCATTAAAAGGGGTCAACCTCGTCCTCGTCTTCCTCTCTGCGGCGGCGGTAGCGCTCCGCATAGGGGTCGTCGTCCAGATCCTGCTCCACGTACATGGTGCGCACGTACAGGCTGACGCCGCCGTTCGCCGGGTCGTACTCATACGGGTTCAGGATGACGTTGACGTTCTTCACCCGCATTTGGTCGATGCAGGCCACGCTTTCCTCATCCAAAAGCACCGGCTCGCCGTTTCCGCTTACCAGATAGACCTTGGGCGGATACTTGACCGGCTGGCCCGCACGGTTGCGGTACTTCAGCAGCACCGATACAAAGTATTCCGGGCTAAACGTGTCCGGGTCGTCGTCCTGCCGGGGACGGGTCTCCCGCACCTTGAAGCCCGCCTTGATCAGGTCCTTGGCCTGCTCCGGGTCGGGAATCAGCAGGTTCGCCTTGCGGCGGCTGTCCGCAAAGCGGTCGCGGGCGGGGTCGCCGGAAAAGTTGGTCTGAAAAATAAACCGGGTGTCGTCTACAGCAATGGTCTTTCCAATCATGGTTTGTTTCTCCTTTTTGTGTTTTTTAAGATTCGTTTTTCAAAATATCATTGGTTCAGTTGTCCTCTGGGGGCACGTCATAGGGGTCGTCCGAACGGAACCATTCAAAATCCCCGTATTGGGCAATGGTTTCGGCCGCGTCGTCCGCCAGCCGGTCGTAATAGCTGCGGTCCACGCAGTCCTCTTTGTCAAGGGCCCGCACCATTTCGCTTTCCATCCAGCGGAAGCCCTTGCTGCCGGTGGCCGCCGCATACTTGCCGCCTGCCTCCCGCAGCAGCAGTCCGCCGCCGCATCCGGGGCGAACGGGCGTAAACTGGCCCACCCGGCCCACAAAGCGGTAGTCGTGCCCCCGGGCAATGGCTTCCTCCAGCTCCCGCAGGGCACGTTCGTCCGCGGCGCTGAGTCCGGTTCCGGCTGGCGCGGTTTTCCTCCGGGGTCAGTCCCAGAGCCTTCAGCTTCTTCTTCAGCGCCTCCTCCTGCTCGCTTACGTCGGGCAGGCTCTCGTTCATGTCCAAATATAAAGCGCCGCTGACGCTGAAGGTCTCGCACAGGTCCCGAAAGTCGACCGGCTCCCGGCTGAACAGCGTCTTGAATACATACGGCACGGCAAACTGCTTGCCCGTAGCCGTCCATCCGCCGGGATGATCCTTCACATCGCCGGGAATATAACCGTATTTGGCCATGGCCCGCTCTGCCGTGTCGTATTTGGCAATGTATACCGCGTCGTTTACCAGGCACATCTTGTCGTAGGTGGCCTCGTGCTCGAAGGTATACCCATACCGCTTGCCGTACTCCGTCACAAAACGGATGATGTCCGCTGTTGCGTCGGGTATCTTGATGGAGTCCGTCTTGATGTGCGCCACGGTAAAGCCGCGCTTCTGCACCTCGCGCTTCAGGTTTACCATAAACAGCGCGCCCCGCTTGGCCACGATGTTGTCTCGGTTCCGCGGGTCGCGGAAGGCGTTCTCAAACGCCGCGCTGGTCAGGCCATATACCGAGTTGATGGCGGTCTTCAGCGCATTGGCCAGCTCCTTGGCGGTCATTTCGCCGTTTTTCACCTTCTGCACGTAGGGCGTCAGCTTGCCGTCCAGAATATCATTTACCTCGTCCCAGGCCTTGTGCTTGATGCTGACGCGCCCGTCCACAATCTCCTTGAAGCGCTTGGTAAAGGCCGGGCCGAACAGGCACTCGGCAATCACGCTGTGGGGATGCATGGACGCAATATCCAATAGCGCCACGTTTCCGTGCATGCCCGGCTCGGCATACACGTAGCCGCCTTCGCCCACCTCCTCCCCGCAGTAGGTGGATACGCCCTTTTCAAAGCTGTAGCCGGGAAAATAGGGCAGCAGGCTTTCCTCCTCGCCGTGCTTTTCCGCCATCATCTCCGGGGCGGCGTCCAGCAGGAACTTGTATACCTCCTGCTTCAGCTCGTGGACAGGCTGGCTCAGGTCGCGGTAGTTGAATTCCGCCTGCGGCTTGCGCACCTGGTCAAATATAATGCGGGTGGTCAGGCTGTTGGTGGTGTCGTTCACCGTCATGCCCGCCAGATCGGCCAGAATCTGCCGCGCCGTCCAGTCCGCCGAAAGATGGTCAAATACCGCCTCCGTGGCAATGACGTCGTTGTCGCAATACTCGGCCACCTTGGGCCACAGCTCCTCCGGCACGGGCTTGTCCCAGGGCAGCCCCAGCTCCTGGTGATGGATGCCCAGCTCGATCTCAAACTTCTTCAGGCTTTTCTTATTCGCCGCCGATGCAAAGTCGTATACGTCGGTGTAGCTTACGTTGTACGCCTCGCCGAAGAAGCAGTCCGACCGCTTGCCGCCCGCCACAATCCGCTGGCTCAGGTCGTAAAGCTGCTTGTTACTGTAGCCCATCAGCCGGGCGTAGAGAATATGATTGTCGTACCGGCGGCAGTTGAAGCCGATCAGCCGGTAGCGCATCAGCTCCTCCACCTCGGCGGGCTTGGGGTTAATCATCCGCACCACGGGCTTCCCCTCGCCCTGGGCTTTCCAGTTGATTAAGAACAGGTTGGGGAAGACCTCCACGTCGTAAAAAACGATGGGCGCTTCGCTGTCGGGTTCCGCCTGCCGCTCCCGGTCTTCCGAGCGGAACTTCATTCGGTTTACCAGCTTCAGGCAGTAGTCCGCCTGATGGGTGCTGTTCGCCGCAAAGGCCAGCACTGCGTTGCGCATGTCGCTTACGTCGTAGCTGAGCTGCTCGTTTGCGTAAGCATCCTCCAGAATTTTGTGGATGAAGTCCACGCTGGGCTTCGTCCCCGGGTGAATTTCCTTGTTCAGGTTCCTCTGTATCAAAGCTCGCAGGCCCTTTTCGCTTTGAACGGAATCGAAGTGAACCATTTTCTTCGCCTCCTTAAAGGGCAGTCCGGATTTCAGGGTTGCAATCGGCACCCGGTTGCACAGCGTCAGCTTTCGCCTCAGGCTGCTGTTGCCGGTAAATATCTTTACCTCGATGTGCTTGTCATACAGGCGGGAAAGGCAGCTTACGTCGCCGTCGTAGTAATAGTGCAGGTGGATGGCCTTGCCGCTCTTGCTGACCTCCGCGTAGGTGGGCGGCCACTTGGCGGCCTCCTCCAGGTTGCGCTCAAAGCTCTTCTCACCGTCCGGCCCCGGAATATCAAAGTCGATGACGATCAGCTTTTCCGGGGTCTTAACGTAGTGGGCCCTGGCCGTGTCCAGATCCGCCAGCGTGGTTTTCACGTTTTCCCATTTCCGGGAAGGCGTTCCCGCTTCGTTGGCGTATTGGGCGGGGCAGGCGGCAAACTGCGCGTCAAACAGGGACGGCTGCGCCTTCAGCTCCAGCCCCGGCTTCGGCGGCTCCGCTTTTTCCATTGGCTGGGTCTCCTCAAATTTTTCCGTTCGGAAGCCCCGGTAATAGCTGCGCACCCGGGTTCCGTCCGCCAGAATTTCCCGCTCCCGGTATTCGCGGAAGTAGTTTTTCAGCTCCTCCTTGAAAGCCCGCTGGGAGTAGGGGTAGGCCACCTTCGCGTCCTCGCAGTAGGCCTTGTACATGGCCCAGGCGGCCTTCAGCGTGGTTTCGTCCTCCTTGCGCAGCACCGCCCAGCTGTCCAGCACGAAGTTGTAAAAATCGTTGCTGGCGCCCATCATGCTCAGCGGAATATAGTCGTCGTACCGATCCGGCTGCTCCAGGTAAATATCCCGGCAGCGCCAGGCGATGGAGCCCAGCTCGAAGCCGATCTGCTTCATCAGCTGGCGGTACTCGTGGGGACAGATCTTCTCGCCCGTGGGGGATACGTCAATCAGCCGCCGCAGCAGGCCGCTTTTGGCGTCCGTAATCTTTACCGGGCGGTTGGTGCCCAAAAACAAAAAGCATTTGAAGTTGTTTTCGTACAGCCCCTTGAATTTCTCGTTGACACTCATCCGCTCGTGGGACACCAGGCTGTTCAGGCGGGTGTTATCCTCAATCCGGCTTAAATCGCCGTCATGCTCAATGGCCACCAGCGGGTTTTTCTTAAAGGGCTCCAGCGCAAACGCACTGTTGCTCTGGCCCAGCGCCTTGGAGTCAAAGGTGGCCGTGTACCCGGCAAACAGCTGCTCGATAATGCCGATCACGGTGGATTTACCCGTGCCCGCCGCGCCGTAGAACACCATGAATTTCTGCAGCTTCCGGCTGTCCCCCGATACGATGGAGCCGATGGCCCATTCAATCTTCTGCCGCTCGCCTTCGGAATATAAAACGCCCAAAAGCCGCTCCCATGCGCTGGTATCGCCTTTTTCCAGCGGATAGGGCAGGCGCTTGGACGCATAATCCTCCCGCGCGGTTTTCATATTGGAGAAGATCAGCTTTTCATCCAGCATGTGAAAGGAGTCCCGCATCTGCTTCTGGCAGTATTTGTGCCACGCGTCAATCATGCCGCTTTCCGCGTCCCACAGGTGCAGCACCTTGTACCCTGTTTCAAACCGTTCGTCATTTTCCTTCGCGTAGGCGTCCAGCTCCCGGTCAATCAGGTCAATGGCGTCCTGCTCGCTGGTGGACCAAAGCCCTTTTTCCTCCACCCAGATGGCGTAGAAATCCCCGCCGCGTATCATCAGGTGCTCGCTGGGGTTGCGGATGATGAACTTGGGGTAGATTTCCGTCGCGCCGCGTTTGGTTTGCCGGGTGGCAATCATCAGAAAATCGATCATCGGTCACGCCGCCGGTTCTGTCTGTTTCAGCATCGGGCCGCGCCGCTTTGAAAACGGGCGCAGCGCCATATGATCTGCAGGCATAGGCTATCTCCTTTCTCTGCCGTAAATATTCTCGTTCAGGTACCACATCATCTGGTACCATATCTCGGTTCTGCGCATGTCCCGCCGCGGATTCCGCACGGTAAACAGGCCGCCCCGGCCGTCCGGCGCATATTCCCGCCGCATGAAGCGCACCAGAATATCCGCCGCGGCGGCCCGGTCGAAATGCCGGTCGTCCATGGGCAGCAGTCCCAGGCTTTCCACCATTTCGAAAAACCACATCCCGGTGCGGTTTCCCGCGTCCGGGTCGTCCGTAATCTGTTCCTCGCACCGGAGGGCAAGGGCCGCCATCATCTCCAGCACGGAGCAGGGCGCGTCCTGCAGGCTGCCGCCCACGGCGCGCTCCCTCGTTTCGCAGGCAAAGCGATAGCGAAGGTCGATTCCGTCGTCCGCCCGGTTGCCGTCCAGGTCCAGAATATAAACAAACTCCGTTTCCTGCAGCAGCCGGAAAAGCTTGCGGAAGGATTGCCCCTCCCCAAAGCCCCCGCTTCCGATCAGATGGAGTATCCAGTAAAAGTAGGCGTCGTGGATTCTCTCTTTACCGCCCCCTGTTCGTGTGGTCAATATCGATCCCTCCGTTATTTGACCAGATAGGGCTTTTCGCGCAGCACCTCCGCATAGGCGCGCTGGTCCAGCAGAATCTCGTAGTCCGCCTTCAGCCGGTCGTTGCGCACAAATACGCTGTCGTCCTCGTATTCGCCGAAGTGCTCCAGGCTTTCCCGGCCGATGGTCTGTTCGATTTCCGCCTCGTCCATGGGCCGGTCCGCCTCGTCCGTCAGCGTTCCGTCCGTGTAATAGGTCAGGCTGATTTCGTCATAGCCGTCCTGCTCGCCGTATTCGTCGGGCGCGATCACATGGGGCGTTTGCTCAGGCGGCAGCGCGGCGTCCTCGGCGTATCCCAGCTTGGTCAGCAGTCCTGTGTACGCCTTGCGCTCCTCCTGCGCCTTCTCGCCGCCATCTTCCCGCGGCTGCTTTTCCGGCTTGCCGTTTGTTTCGGTCCCGCCCTTCTGCTGCGCCGCGCGGAACGCCGCCTTCACGCTGTCGATTTCCTCCTGCGCCAGCCGGTCGTATTTCTGCTTCAGCCACTGCCGGGCCGCGGCAAACCCGATGCCCCCGCCAACGGCAAAAAGAAGCAGGCTGCAAAGCTTCTGTTTCATATCGGTCTTCATCCTTTCTCTTTTCACCCATTCCGAAATATAGAAGCCGGGGCTTATTCCGTCATAAGCCCCTTGTTCTGCGCGTGGTTCAGGATGGGCCCGTCCACATTGAAGTTCAGAAGAAGCACCTTTTCATAGTCGCCGGGTTCATCGCTCTTTTTGCGGTAAACCTCCTGAATGTCAAAGTCCACGTAGTTGTCGCCGTGGTCCTGCTTGTTCTTGTCGTATACCCAGCCCACGGCCTGTCCCGCTACGCTGCGCTCAATGCCCAGCATGTCGTATACGTCGTTCAGGAACAGAAACCCGTTGGTCAGCAGCATGTGATTGGCCAGCTCCTGCTGTCCCTTGAGGAAAAACAGGTTGTAGTCGCTGTTCGGTTCGGCGCCCCGCGCTTCGCCGTAGGCAAAATATCGTGCGTAATCGGATGGCATTGGGTCGTCCAAAACCGGCATGCTCCGCTTCACCTTTTTCTTTTTGCCGTTTTCGTCCGTTTCCGTCATTTCCAGCTTTTCCTGGTGAACGCCCAGATAAAGCTCCTTTTCCGCCTGCTCGCCGTAGCGGTCCGTCACCCGGTTTCGGTACTGACGGAAGCTCGCGTCCGCCGCGGTATATGCCGCCGCCAAAGCCACGTTGCGCTTGCGGAGAATATTCGCCCCCGCCAAAATGCCCGTAGCGGACAGCACGCCGACAGCGACCGAGGGGCCGTACAGCTTCGTCAGCTCCACGCCGGTTTTGGCGTATACGCGCGCCATTTCCTTTTTGCGGGTCTGCTCGTCGCCGTCCGCGCCCCGCGCCGCCTCCGCGTTCTTTCGGTGCTGCACAAGCACCGGCTCCAGCTTCCGGGTAGCCCGGCAGGCCATCACGGCGGCGGTCACGGTGCCGCCGACGCCCGTCACCACCAAAATTTCCGGGCTGTGTTTCCGAAGTCCCAGCTTCACGCCCCGCATCATGCCTGCAAAATCAATTTTCATAAGGGTTTTCCTCCTCTTTCTCTTCTTTCTTTTCTTCGGCTTTGATCAGCCGGTCCAAATACCACCGTGCTTTTTTCAAATCCTCCAGCCCGTTTTTCTTTTTCCAGCGGCACATATACTTCAGCACATTGCCGGTATTCGTGGCTTCGCCGCCCTGCAGCCCCTCCGTAAACGCCTCGATTACGTCAATGGCCTCCAGCCCGTTGGCGGTTTTGTAGTGGGCCGGATGGTTCACCATGTCCCCTGCCGGAAACGGACGGCATGGGGCCGTGGCCAGCTCCCTAAAGGTTTTCATGTTTTGAAGGATTTCGATGGTTCTGTTCGAATTAAAACTCTCTTCCATAAAGATGGTATCTCCTTTTCTTTCTCCCCGGCGAGGCGGGGTGATGGGCATGGTTCCAGCGCCATCGGGCGCGCCATAAAAACCGGCTCTTTTTGCCGGCGAAGCCGCAGCGTCCGCAGGAAACCCAATATTCGGGCGGCTTTCCCTTCCGGCCTGTCAATGCCCCGGCATGCCAGCCGCATAGGGGACAGGCCCGCAGTCGGAAGTTCGTCATAGGCTGGTGGCCCTCGGCAGACGGATGACGTATCCGTCCCGCACCCGCTCCACTTGGGCCGAGGATAGATCCGTCCAGCCGTACTTGTTGTCGGTATAGTTGCAGCTGATGCCCGCCATGTCGAACAGATCGGCCACGCTTACCGCGTCAAAGCGGTCCAGCAGCTCTTCCATGCGGAAAAGCACCTCTTCCGCGTCGCCCCGGTTTTGAAATATCACATCGTCGTAGCTGTACTGCGTCTGGGCACGGGGCCGGGCGTAATCCCGCCGGTCGTCCCGGTCCTGATAATACTGGCGGTAGCTCACCTTTGTCCCCGCCGAAGCGCTTTTGCCCCGGCTCGGTTCGCCCAGCAGCATATTGATGCCGCTGCACACAATATCGCTGATGGCCCTTTTGATGCTGGGCACCAGCACATCCATCAAAATATAGCTTTTGACGCTGTTCACATCCCCGGGCAGGAAGGTGCTGGCCGCTTTGCTCAGCCCGGTCTTTTTGCGCTGGCTCACCTCGCCGGTTACCACCTTCTGGGCCCGGCGTTCGGGAATGGGCGGATGCTCCGCGCTCTTCTGCTCCGCGCTCTTCTGCTCCCGCGCCAGATGGGAGTTGGGCTTGTAGTCCTCTGTCATCTTCTTTTTCTCCTTTCGTCCCGCCCGGCAAAAATCAAAAGGCGAAAGCGCCGTGTAAGTTCAGCGCCTTCGCCTTTGCCAGGTTTTCCTCAGTCCTCGATTTCGGGAATTTCGTCCAGATCCATGTCCGCCTCGTCCGTTTCATCGGCCTCGGTCTTTTCCGCTTTCTTCGCCTTCCGCGCTTCCCAAACGCTCTTCAGTTTGCGCGCCAGCGGCTTCACCGCCAGCTCCCAGCCAACAATGCTGGTCGCCATGATCAAGCCCGCCTTCGCCGCCGTCTTCAGTCCGTTCTTTTCCGCCGGAATCGCTTCCGCAAGCTCTTCCACTGCCTCGGTCGTGATGATGTCTTTGGCTTCCATGTTTTCCATAAGTCATTTCTCCTTTAATCAATCGATGTAAGGGTTGTCCCTTCATAAAACGCCCTGTATTTTTCGCGCTTACATTCGGTTGTAGCCGTACTCCGGCGGGTTTTCATGGCTCATCACCAGGCAGGGGGTCCGGCCCTGCACCAGCTGGCTGGAAAACCGCAGCTCAATCAGCCCCCGGTCGCTGCGCCAGCCCAGATCGTCGCCCACGTCCACCGTGTCCAGCCCGATTTCCATGTAGAATTCATTCAGGGAAATATACGGCTCGCAGCCGTTGTTCATCTGCCAGTTCAGCTTGTTGGCCGCCCGCTTCAGGGCTTCAATGTCGGAGTAAAAGTAGCGCCCGAACATAGCGTCGTAGCACAATACCGGCTGCGTCAGGCCGTTTGTCTGCGGCGCTTCCAGCGCGGCCTTCGGCGGGGGATTCTGCTCCAGGCGGTCTTTGTCGATGGCGTCCAGAAGGGCGCTTTCCTTCTTTTCGCCCAGCGTTTCCACTACCTTGGATCGGTATTCCCGCAGGCCGGTTTCCGCCAGGCTGGCCGCCGTCGCCAGCGCCGCCCTCCGGCGTCCCTGCAGGGTGTTCGCGCCGATCAGGCAGGCAATGGACGCTCCTGCCGTAACGCCTGCCGGAATATAACATTTCCAGGCCGCCTGCACGCTTTGCTTTGGGGTCAGTCGGCTCAGGCCGTCCTTTTTCTTTTTACGCTCCATGCGCCGCATGGCCTCCGGCGTTGCCCGTACCGCCAGCACGGTGGTCGTTATCATCCCCGCGATGCCCGCCCCGGTCAGGATCTCCGGCGCTCTGCGCCTCAGCGCGTTCCGAACCGCCTCCGCGGCGCTTTTCCAGTTTCCCGTGTTCTTCATTTTGTTTTTCCGCCTCCATGTGTTTCAAATATCGCAGAATGTCTCCGCACTCGTTTTCGAGCAGGGAGGCAAAGCTGTGCGTTTCAAAGTGGTCGTCGTCCGATTCGCTCAGTACGTCGTCCAGTGCGGAGTACAGGTCGTACACCACATGAATGGGCGGCTCGTCCGTGCACCGAATGCGCCGGATCAGCTCGTCCACCAGATAGCGCCCGTATACGCAGGTGTACACAACCGCGTCATATTGCTTCATGGTAAAAAGCTCCCGCTTGGGTCTGCTTCTGTATACATCCCTCCGGTACCGCCTGAGCAGGGACACCGCTTCTTCCCGTGTCGTAACCGCTTCCTCCTTCCTGATCCGGGCAAAAGAAAGGAGCCCCTGCAATCGGGCTCCTCCTTTCTCAGGATTCCTTCTCTTCCAGCGCTTTCGTTACCGCTTCTTTCACTTTTTCCGCAATCCGGGCATCCGTCTTCTTGTCCTCTACGAAGCTGGAAAACAGGCTTGCCGCCAGTCCCAGCGCCGTAGCGCCAATTCCCAATGCCTTGAGCGTATTCATGCTTTTCTTCATAACGATTTTCTCCTTTCTGTTTCGGGTTTCCATAACAGGCCTTGTTTTCTTCGCGGAAGACGCCTATTCCACGCCGCAGGTCGGCACGGTTTCCTCGCCCTCGTATTCGGACAGGTGAAACGGGTGCGGTTCAAAGGGCGTATCGATGGCGCACACCAGCATGCCGTCGTCCAGAATATAATCCCGATGCACAAAGTCGATCCATTGGTAGCCGTAAAATGCTTCGCCGTCGTATAAATCCCAGCCGACGCCGTCCCCCTTTTCGATGGGCGGAAGATTCAGAAACGACCGAAACTCGTTCAGCGTCACGTCCCCGCGCAGGGCCAGGTTGCGGTTGATGTGGTATTCCGCGTCCTTTACCTCGCCTATGGTTCGCTCGAAGAATTCCTGCTCGCCGCAGCAGGGCAGGTAAAAGGTTCGGGTTTCGTCCCATGGCGGTTCTTCCTCTTCCGGGGCTTCCTGCTCCCGCACAGCCGCTTTTTCCAGCAGCTGCTCCATGCCGGGCCCGAAAATATCCCGCACCTTTTTTCGGTATCGCCGGTACACGCTCTCCAGCGCAGCGTAAGCGCTGGTCAGGGACGCCTGCTGCCTCCGGCTTAATACGTTCGCCCCGAAAATGCACATCAGCGTTCCGCCCCCGGCAGCCAGCGCCGGAAGGTAGCACGGCCCGCAGGCAAGAACGGTTTCCGGCACGGTTAGTTCCTCCGGCTCCCGATGGTCCTTTTCGGCGGCTTCCTTCTTGTTCTTTTTCGCCTGCTGCAGCCGGTCCATTGCCTCGGGGGTGGCCTTCACCGCCAGCACGACGGTCGCCGCAAGCCCTGCCGCGCCCAGACAGGTCAGAATCGTGGACGCGTTTTTCTGAAGCCAATTCGTTACGGTCATGTTCTGTCATCCTCCGTTTTCAAAAATATAAGGGACGCTACACCGTTCGCGGCTTTACGTTCACATGAATCTCCCGCCCCTTGATGCACGCCTCCACCACATGGTTTTCCGGGTTCTGCACCAGGTCGCCGATCACAGAGGCGCCGCTTTTCCGAAACATTTTGCCAAGCCCAAGCAGCATGCGAAGCCGGCCTTGCTTTTTCACCGGGGCAGGGGTTTCCGTATCCTCACCCGCGCCGCCCACCGCGCCATCCTCCTCGGGCGCCTCCTGATTGTCGTTTGCGTCTGCGGCCGCCCGGCGGGCTTCCTCGCAGCGGTGCTCCGCCTCCGCCACGTCATGTCCTGCCCGGTAGGCGATGCGCCCCACCACATACAGGGCCGCCAGACCGATGGCTCCGCCGATCAGGGTTGATACAATGCTCTTCATTTTCTTTTCCTCCTCCAAAATCGTAAAGCGTTGCCTAAAAATCAAAAGAACAGAAGCCGCTGCAATTTCGGCTTCCGTTCTTCGGTCAGCATCCCAGTTTATCCTCAATACGGTCGAACAGGCTGTTGATTGCCCGTATCACCAGTTTTCCGGTTCTGACGCAGCCCACCAAAGCGACCACGCTCAAAAAACCGAAAAAGACGAAACTAAGCATACTCATTCCCAAGTCCTCCTCTATTTCCAATATTCCGTTGTTTTCCATTAGAGGGCTTGTTTTTTTCGCGGCCCAAAAGGGAAGAGGCCCTGTTAAGCCTCGCCCCTCCAGTTGGATTCGTCCATGCAGAAGTCTCTGATCGTCAGAAAATATGTAATCATTTCCGGCATGGTCTTGCATGGCCACAGCAGCAGACCTGCAACGCCGTCTTTCCAATTGAAAGAAACCGCAGTGCCCGGCTCCGCAGCACAGCCAAACACTGCGCTGAGTACACGGTCGCCGAATTTCTTCCAAAGGATCGCACAAGCTGTCGTAGATGTCAGCACAAGGCACACCATTCCTGTCAGTAAATATCTCACAAATACCATAATCAGATTCGTCATAGCGAATCACCTCCTCATAAGAGCCGCTGTTTTTTTCGCGCTAAATATCCCTTCGGTCAAACGCCGTCTCCCAGCGCTCCTTCGGCAGGGGCTTCATTTTCAGCGCCCACATCATCTGCCGGACGGTCATGGTGGGGTAAAGCCCGTCCTTATCCGGCCCGGCCCGCTCGCTAAACAGCGCCCGAAAGCCCGCATGCAGATAAAGGGCGTCCGTCAGCCAGGGGTCAATCTCGCCCCAGCTTGTGGTTTTGTCCCCTGGGCGGAACCGCTGCTGAATCACCGCCAGTCCCTTCTCGCCCATTCGGTACAGCGTGCATCGGCTGTATACCGGGTGGTCGCAGGAATAAATTTCCCCGTAGTGGCTCATGTAAAATTCCGGCTGCCGGTAGTGATAGCGCATCATCGTTCCTCCCGAAGTGCCTGTGAAAATATAGAAAAAAAGGAAAAGCCTCTGCGGGCCTTTCCCTTCGCCCGTTATCGGATTCGAATTCCTTCGCGGCTTACCATATCCGCGAATATCAATTGCTTGGCAAAATATCGCAAATCCATCGCCTCCCGAAAGTCCTGATACAGTCCGGGACGGTCGTCCACGGCGTAGATCTTTTCCGGAATGGGCGCATACTCCGCCATCCAGTCAGCCAACCGCCGCAGGTTCGTCACCGAAACCGCGTCTCCTGCCAGATACTTGTAATTCACAATTTTGCACATAGAATCGAATGCGTACAGATATACCCGTTTTGCCATCATAACCGCTCCTTTCCAATGTGGGGTTCCATAATAGGGGATGTATCCTTCGCGCAGAAAGGGCAAAAAAAAGAAAGCGCAAAAAGAAAGAGCCCATGCGTTTGGCACGAGCTCTGTTCCTGGCTTTGTTCCTATTTCCTGAACAGCCGTAAATGGCTTGATAACCATTGCTGGGTTCGGGATGTGAACGTACCGTTCTGCTCAAAGGTCAGTCCCTTCATCATCCAATAGCTCGACAGGGCCGCCGGCACCAGAAGCGATGCGCCCTCCAGCACAATCCGGACGATGCGGTCTTTTTTGCCTTCCCTCAGCTGCTCCTCCTTCAGTGCAGTCTCTGTCTTTTTCAGATTCAGTTCCTCCATCTGCAGGTAAGCCTCATCGGCGGTTTTCTGCTCGCTCATCCGCTGCCTGTGCAGCGCCTCCAGCTTCCGAAGCTGCCAGCTGCCCTCCTCGCTGTCAACTTGAATTCGGGATATTTCCTCCAGCGTCTGTCGGTACTCCTCATCCAGCATCCTTCTGATTGTCGTATCCATGTAAACGCTCCTTTCGGTCAATAAGAATTTTTCCATAACAGCCCATGCTATTTTCGCGCTTTGTGCCGCGGTCAGCGCGTTTTCCGCTGTACCTTCAGCGCTACCGTTTTGCTGCGGCGAATGGCACTCATGCCGCCCGGCTCCACCTCCAAAAATAAATAGGGCGCTTCCGCCGGGTCCGAATCCTCCATCCAAAGCGTCCCGATCGTTTTGCGCCTGTTTCCAAGCACCGCCAAAATATAACCCACAGTCCCGCCGACCATCATGCCGATTCCCACCCAAAGCCAGGCACTCATTTTTCTGCCGTCTCCTTTCATTGTTCAGATTAACACGCTTTTTCGTCACCTGCGTGCTGCTTTTTCGGAAAAGAAAAAAGGCCATGCCCGAAAGCACGGCCTCCAATCTATCAGATAAGTTCCTCCATGATCTCGTTCCGGACATCCTGTTCTTCTGCCGCAGCCGTCAGCTCAAATGAATGCTTCAGCAGCTCATATCGAAAGTCACGCTGACATCGCAGATAGGTCTTGTTCCGTATATCGTCATCTTCCGCCATGTCCTTTTCTGCTTTTTCGCGCATCTCGTACAGGACTGCCGCCGCCCTCATTTGTCTGACAGCCAGTTCTTTCCGTTTCTCCAGTGAGCACATTTCAGCACCTCTCCTTTCATACAGACATTGGCTATTTTCGCGCCTTATCCAGCAGCCAGAAAAAACGCCTGTACGCCGCGTACCAGACCTCCCGGCAGCACGGCGGCGCAACCGTCTCATAGGACAGCCCCTCTGTCACCGCTTTGGTCAGTAGCGCGCCCAAATCGTCAGCGGCCTCCCGTGCAGCCGTCTCTACGATCTCCATCCGCTCCCTGTAATAAAGTCTTTCCGCCACGCAGCCTGTCACCGGATCGCCGGGCGTCCGGCCAACCCGCTCCCTAAGTCCCGGCGAATGCGGGGCAAATCCGTCCAGTGCGCGGTAATTCCGTTTCCATTCGGGATACTGCAGGCAGAAGTGTTTCAGTTCGTAATACCGATGCCGAGACAGCCAATACTCTTTTTTGCTGGATACCTCCGGGCGAATGCTGGTTCCCATGTCAGCTCCTCCTATCAACGTTTTTACGCTTCGAAGAAGGAAGCCCCGGAGGCGCACGACTCCAAAAGCTGCGCAAGCCGCCGTTCTCTCTAATCTAGGATAGAATTTTTATTCTAGATTCCATTAAAAGCCCTTGCGGCCAAAAAGAAAAGAGGCCCTGTTTTGGCCTCTTTTTCTTCACTCTCCCTTAATCCATGCGGCGATCATCAAGGCACCAATGCCGATCATTATCGCTCCTGCGATTGCCATCATTCCTCCATACCTCCCATAAAGATCTCGGTTGTTCCATAACAGCCTCTGTATCGTTCGCGGACAAAAAAATAAAAGGACATGCTCTTTACGCGCTAAAGAAAACCGCGCTCCGCACGAAGCTTTCTTCAACGCATAAACCTTGACAAAAAAACCGCGCTCTTCCCCGTCTTTTCTTTTATATGTTCAACTTATAGCCAGCCCTTGGTAAGGATGAGGTCGCCAGTTCGAATCTGGCTATCAGCTCCAAAGAGAAAGCCTTGAAACGTAACAGTTTCAGGGCTTTTTCTTATTGCTGGGAAATACCCCGCTTGTACGCTTTACCCCAATTTTTACCCCAACCAGATTTTAGAGAGGTTTTTAGCTGTTTGAAGGGGATAAAAAGCAAATTCTTGTTTAAAAAACACTGCCAAAACTGCCAAAAGGGTTCAAACCATTATGTTGCAAGGGTTTGTTCGACTGCCAAAAGTCAAAACATGCCCATGCCAAAACTGCCAAAAGGGTCTAAAGCACCTCCATACGCTTCATCATGTCTGCTTTGTGGGTGGGATCGCTGTGAACATACCGGCGCAATGTGGTGGCTACGTCAGCGTGGCCCAGAATCTCAGAGAGACCGCGAATATCATTATCCAGCGAAAGCCAGCGCGTAGCGAAACTATGCCGGAGGCCGTGCAGGGTCACACAGGTAACGCCGGAAAGCTCCAAAGTCCTATTGTGGGAGCGACGTACATTCCGAACCTGTAGGGGCGTGCCAACGGCGGAGGCGAAGCAGTATCCCTGATCGTCCCATGCAGCCCCGGCCTTCAAACGCTCTGCGGCTTGCGCTCTGCGCTGTCTGGCCAAAAGCTGCTGCATATCCGGCCCTAAGGGGATCACCCGGAAACCAGCGCCTGTCTTGGTAGGCTGTACGGCTTGACGGGTGTGGGGCTCTCCCTCCGCCCGTTCCAAGTTGCTGACGGTGGCAATGGTCCGCCGGACTGTGAATTGCTGAGGCTCTATGTCCTCCCAACGTAAGCCGATAGCCTCCCCGATGCGTAACCCGGTGGCAAGAATGAAGCGCAGCAACCTTCCCTGCGTGGTGTCCGGCAGTGCAGCAGTATAGGCAATCTGTTCGGCTTCGGTCAGATGGTCGATTTCTGTTTGTACCAAATGGGGCAGCTTTACTCCAGCGAAGGGATTGCTGCTGATTTTTTTCAAAGTGACGGCCTGAGATAGAGCGGAGTTTAGCGGGGAAAGCTGTTTCAGAATGGTGGCTGATTTTGCACCGGCTTTTTGTTGATGGATGATAAAGGCTTGAATAGGTTCAGCCGTCAGCTTTTGCAGAGGAATATCCCCAAAGGCGGGGATCAGATGATTTTCGATGCTCTGGTGGTGGGTGCTTGCTGTGGTTGCACGCCACGTTGACCACCCATAGACTTCTTCCCATTGCCGGAGCCATTGCCCGGTTGTCTGTTTGCTGGGATCGATATATTGCCCCTGATCGGCGGCTGAAAGGGCCTCTCGTTTCTTTTGAGCTGCTTCTTTCTGTGTCTTGCCATATACGCTTTTTCGTTTGCCGTTGATAGTGAAGCGGGCTTCCCATAAACCGTTTTGGCGCTTTCGGGGGCTGCTGTTGCCAGCGGAGGCTTTTTTGTTAGGCATGCTCCTATTCCTTTCTTCTTTTTGTGTTCTGATAGTTCTTTTTTATAGCCTGATAGGCATATAAAGTGCTCGCAGATATAGGGATTATTCGTTTGGAGACTCTTGTTGAGTATGCTCAGCAATGGTTTCTGTTTGTTTGTCAACATTATGCAGAATGGGAATTTGGTCGAGCGCAATCAACTTTTTGTTGACCCATGCGGAGAGCATATCCCAATCTATATCTTTACTTTTGTATAATTCTAGTAGTTTCTGATATCCCCCAATGAAACTGCTTAGGTTATGATTTGTAATACTGATTGTACCGCAGTAACCGTTGGGATCAAATTGCCTATATTCTTCGCCGGCGCCTTCAAAGTATTCTTTTGGAAAAGCTAGCCATTCCGGCTCGGCATCTGTATTGTGTATATCGCCTTCTAATTCCCACTCCACAGGTTCAGCTTCAATTTTTACACCAGAACAAATTCCCGAAACACATAAAATATGGATGGCACGGGCTATATCACCTTCACTGCGCGCATTTACGCTTGATTGTTCTTCGGTCATTTCCTCGTTAAAAAGCCAATCCAAACTGACCCCAAGGATCTTTGCTAGGCGATAGGCTACATCAACGGACGGCTTTTTGTCGCCTTTTTCATAGGAATTTAACGAAGCTGGGGCGACTTTCGCTAGCTCAGCTAATTTACGTTGTGAAAGATTCATAGCCAGTCTCGCGTTTTTTAATCGTTCAAAATAGGACATGATTTATCCCTCCTTGCGTCTGGATTCTATCATCATCATCATTGAAAGTCAAGATGTACGCTATTTTATTTTTGTGTTTACAAAAGCGTGTTTTATCTGCTATAATGACGATGATGACGGTCGAAGGAGGAGAAAAATGGGTAACTTGGATATTCGTCAAATTGCAAAAGAAAGGAAAGTCTGTCTGTGGCAAATTGCAGAACGTCTGGGAATCAGTGAACCAACCATGACGCGCCGTTTGCGGTGTGAATTGCCGGAAGCAGAAAAAGAAAAAATTTTTGCGATCATTGAAAAAGTCGCCGAAGAAAAGGAGAAAGAAAAATGGAAAAATTAGCTTACAACCAGAAGGAAGCAGCGGAAGTCCTTGGCGTGTGCAAGCAGACCATTGAAAAGCTGGTCAGGAATGGCGAGATACGTGCGGTTCGTCCTTCGAAAAATCGGATTATCATCCCTGTAGAGGCACTTAAGGAATATTTGGCCTCTGCCTATAGAAATGACCGCTCTTGAGGTAGCTGTGGGCTACGGTCTACCTTTACAGCAGAAGGGCAGTAAATATTGGGCCTGCTGCCCGCTGCACGGAGAAAAAACGCCCTCGCTTTGCTTCTTCCCGGATGGGCGCTGGTATTGCTTCGGGTGTCACCAGTACGGGGATGCCGCCGATCTGCACGCGGCCTTGTATGGTGTGCCACTGGCGGAGGCTCTCAGAATCGTTAAGGGAGATTCCCCTAGCTATTCCCCAGGTCAAAACCGTAGACAGACCGCTGCACAGTTGCGCCGAAAGGTGGAAGCATGGAAAAATAACCGTTGGGCAGAGGCTTGCAGGCAAAAGCACCATGCACAGCAGGTTATAGAGCAGCTGGAGGCAAAATATTCATCAGAAATTTTAATGAATCGGGATGATTTCTGGGAAGCTGTAGACCAGAAAGCTACAGCGGAAGATTCTTTGAATCTGTTGGAATGTGCTTCTCCGGCGCAGCTAGTACGAATGGCAGCAGAGGACAGGAAAAATGAAGAATTATGAAATGGAACAAGCTGAATATGATGCTTTAGTGGACACTCCAGAGGCCAAACAACTGATGGCAGCAGAACAGCCACAATGGAAAACTTTGCCCGTTGCGCCTGTGGCTCCGGCGTTCGAAACAGTCTGGCTTCCTCATCCTCTGCGGGAAATGGCGGAAGCCGTAGCAGAGAATATCGGCGTACCCGTAGACCTGCCTTCGCTGATTGGGCTGGGGGTTGCTTCTGCCTGCGCTTGTGGGAGAGGAAAGATACAGGTCGATGCAGATTGGTATGAACGAATTCAACTGTATATCCTATGCGCTATGAACAGTGGGCAGGGAAAATCGCCGACATATAAGCGAATGACTTCCCTGCTATTCGACAAGCAGCAGAAAGAAAATAAAGTGCGGAAGATTGCTATTGAGCAGGCAAAAGCGGAAATGGACGTTTTACAGAGCAAACGCGCTGCTGCTATCAAAAAGCCAAAAAAAGAAGAAGCAAAAGATGCAGCAAGAGAGGCGGCTAGAGAAATAGCAGAGTTCTCTATGCCACATCTGCTGCGGCGTTTCATGAGCGGGAATGTAACCCCCGAAAAGATGGCGGAGATTCTAATGGAAAATGACGGCTCTTCCTCCGTTATGGACGATGAGGGAGAATTGTTTGATCTGTTGGCAGGGCGTTATGATGATAACCCGGATCTGGGGCCCTATCTGCATGGCTATAGTGCGGAACCCGTACAAATGGAAAGAAGGAGCGGCACTATCTTGGTCGATAAAGCCAATATTTCAATTTTAGCCTTAACACAGCCTTATGTTCTGAAAAGCGTTATGAGCAATGAGCGGATGCAGGGGAAAGGACTTATTCCCCGCTTCTTGATCTCGTGCCCAGAACCCTTGATGGAATATGTGAGGCGAAAACCCCTGCCAGCGAGCGTGACAGACGCTTATGACAAAGCCGTTATGCGTTTATGGGATACGCCGATTTGTACCCTCCCATTATCGCCGGAAGCCAAAGGCCTTTTACTGGATGAATTTGACTATGAACAATATGAACGGCAAAAAATCAGCGGCGAGTGGAAAGCCTTGGAAAACGATCCTTTTATGTCGAAACTGACGGGAACGACTGCCCGTCTTGCGGGGATTCTTCATCTATGGCAGGAACATCCAGAGGAAAAGATTGCCGCCGCGACCATGCGGAATGCAATCGCTTTGGCCCGATATTTTGTCGGCCACCGTCTTCATTTGCTGGGTGGAGAGAACAGCCTGACCCCTCCGGCAGCGGATGCGCTCAAGTATTTGACTGGACGGAAGCAGGCAATTCAAAAAGAGCGGGATGTAAAACGCAGTTTGGGCAGCCGAGTCTTGTTCAAGACGGAAGGAACGTTGGAAAATGCTCTTGATGAATTGGAAGCAGTGGGGTACATCCACCGGAAGAAGGAGGATAGCGGCGGACGGCCGTCTCAGTTGATTGAACTGCATCCTCAACTTATGTCTCAGGGGGAGGAATTCACCTTATGACCACATGGCAGGCCATGAACCAGTTGGAACGGCTGGGCTACCAGTTCGAAGCAACAGCAGAGGGAGTGCATGTTACCCTGCAGGGAGCGCCACTGCCCGAAGCCTCCGCCCTGCTGGAGATCGCCCGCAGAGACCGGGAAGCCGCCCGCGCCTATGTGATGGAGCGTCAAGCCGGGGCGCACGTAGCCGAAGACGGCAGCACTTATTCGGTGCTGGATGCACTGGCGATCGCTCAAGCCGTCCGAAAGGGCGAGGCGCGGCTACTGGGGAAGGTGATCTTCCACCGCCCGGCAGGGGTGGTCACGGTGCGCTGGGAACCGCTGAACGGCGAATCGGAAGACAATTGTCTGAGCCGCCATCGGGATGCCCTCCAAAACGCGCTGGAAGGTTGTTTAAAGGCGTTGGAAGAACGAGACTACACGAACTTGACGGCAGAGGAAAAAGAAGCGTATTGCCGCCAATACGAGCGTTATTTGGCCGTGCTGGAAATGCGGGGCGAACCGAACGAATGAACATCCGTTGCAGGGCGGCTTTCTCCGGGCCGTCCTTCTCTTTTTTCTGGAAGGGGTGATCTCCCGTGAATATGGAGGAACTGTACCAAAGACATAAACCCTTGATCGGCTGGGTGGCAAAGCATTATCGGTGGGCATTGGAGCGTGACCCTTCCTTAGACATGGAAGACTTGCTTCAAGCCGGGTATATTGGCCTTCAAACAGCTGCAGAGACCTATGGCGGCTCACGCGGGAAGTGGTCTACATGGGCTGTACTTTGCATACGAAGCGAAATTCAAAACGCTGTCGGACGGCGCAAAACAGAAACGCCCCTGTCACTGGATGGAGCCTATTATACCAGCAGCGAGGGAGAATCTTTTGCCCTGCTGGATCATCTCCCTGCTGCGGTGGATATTGAAGAAGCGGTCACGGAGGCGCACAGGAAAGCGGCTTTGCGGGAGGCCGTTCAAACGTGTTTGGAAACGCTGGTCAGCAAGCAGAGCCGGGAAGCGATCCGGCGGGTGGACTATGCCCAGCAGACCATGAAGCAGGCGGCGGAGGCGATGAACTGCACGGAATATGAGGTCAGAGCCGCACGGGATAAGGCTTTGCACCGCCTAAAACGTGCCCCTGCGCTGCTGCCCTATCGCAAGGAAGTGCGGGAGCGGACGCGGGATGCCCGTACAAATTGGATGCTGGGCGGCAGTCTGTCAGCATTCCGCCAGCAGGGAGAAAGCGGTGTGGAGCGGCTGGTGTGGAGCGGCTGGTGTGGCAGCGGGAGCAGCAGCGCAGCGGGCAGAACAGCTGAAGCCGTTCCTGCCAGGTGGGGATTGACGCGCGGGGCCTTTCTGGCTATACTGTTCTTGTAGTCGGTAAATGGTCTGGGGCGATAGGCAAGTAGAGCCGTGTAGAGTCAGACTACGACCCGGCTTTGATTCGGGGAGCGTTGACTTGCCCACGGCGATTCCCGGTATACCTTCATCCAAACTGACCAAACTCCCGCCGATAAGCAAGCCGAGCTGTGTAGACCGGGGCTGGTCAGTTCTTTTTATGCCTGTTTGCAGGTGGAACGGCTGGCGCGTTTGGGGAGGTGGGTATTGATCGGGGGCATTTTGCCACAGGCGGCAAAAAGGTCGCTTTCATACCCACCAAAACGGGGAGTGTTGGAGGTGCCCTCAGGGCAACAGCATTTAAAAAGTGGTATAATGAAGAAGTATGAAGATAGAAGAATTGCGGGAAGCACTGAGG